ATTACACCGGGGACGGTGAGCCGAGGGTCACGAACTTCTCGCTGGCTACTGGAGGCACTCCATACCCGAATGCCTTCTTCGTCCTCGGTGTCTACCCTCCAGCAACCGCTCCGGGACTGAGTGGCTCTGGCGGTGTGTCCGCGACCGTGGTGTCGCGTTCCGCCTGCTACACATTCGTCACCCCATGGGGTGAGGAGTCACAGCCATCCCCGGCATCTGCCGTCGTCTCGATGAAGACCGACGACACGATCAATATCACCGGGATGGACGTGGCTCCGCTGAACACGTTCACGATCACTGGCGCATCGTGGGCTGGCGGGATCGCCACGGTCAACATGGCCTCGACGTTCGGCATGCGTGTCGGCGAGTACGTTAACGTGGCTGGCATGAACCCGTCCGGGTACAACGCCACGAAGGCTGTGCTCACCGCAGTGACCGGCACGACCGTCAGCTACGCATGCGCCGCCAACCCCGGAGCGTTCGTCGCTGGCGGCACGATGACGCGAGTGGCTCCGCACAACACGACCGGCATGTTCAAGCGCCTGTACGTGACGATCACGTCGGCGAGCGGAACCTACTTCTATCTGGCGAAGGACAACATCCCGGTTGCGAACACCACGACCTCGGTGGCGGGAACCTTCACGCCCGGATCGGCGATCCTGACGACCGATTGGGAGATGCCGCCGACCGACATGATCGGCCTGTGCGAGCACCCCAACGGCTTCAATGTCGGATTCAGGGCCAATGAGATTTGCTTCAGCGAGCCGGGGTATCCGTATGCGTGGCCGTCGAAGTACCGCAAGGGTGTGGCCCACCCTGTCGTTGCGGTGAAGGCTTTCGGCAACTCGATCTTCATCGGCACCAGCGGGAAGCCGTATGCGATGACGGGATCGGACCCGGCCTCAATCAGCCGAGAGGCCATCGATCAGCCGTGGCCCTGCATGTCGAAGCGCAGCATGGTCAAGATGCCGTATGGCGTCCAGTACGCAGCGCCTCAAGGGCTGGTCAGGTTTGGCCCTGAAGGCGCGTCTCTGATCACGGACGGAACGTACAGGCAGGAAGACTGGAAGCTGCTCAACCCGAGCACCTTTTACGGTGCGCACTACGGCCAGCGGTACGTGGCGAGCTACCTCGTCAACGGCGTGTACACCATGCTGGTCATCGACCCGAGCGACAACAATCAGGTCAAGACGGTCGGCCTGAGTTCCCCCGTCCTGTACGGCGACGAGACGAACGGCAAGCTGTACCTCGGTGTCAGTGGCGGCGTGTACGAGTTCGACGCATCGAGCGGCCTGAAGCTGAACTACGACTGGTGGTCGAAGGAGTTCGTCTTCCCGAAGCCGATCAATCTCGCAGCCTGCAAGATCGACGTGGACTTCAGCATGACTGCCGCTGAAGTAGCTGCCGCTCAGGCTTCGAGGAACGCCGTGATCGCGGCGAACGCGGCAAGGACCGTTGCGAGCACCACGCCCGGAACGACTCCTAGCTTCGTGGGGAACCGCACCGCCAGCGCACGTGGGCGCGTGAACGGATTCGCCGTGAACAAGCGGGCGGTGAATGCGTCCGGCCTTGCCATCGTTCCGCCCGCCAACTGGAACACGCTGACCTTCATCCTGTACGTGAACGGCCAGCCCAAGTTCACGAAGAACGTGACATCGGGGAAGGCATTCCGCCTCCTTGGTGGGTACAAGGCGGATCGGTTTTCGGTGCGCCTTCAGGGGAACATGACCGTAAAGCGGATCATCGCCGGTCAGTCGATGGACTCCTTGAGGACTGCGTGATGGGCAAGCCGTCGATCCCAGATCGCTACCCGCCTGACCGCACGTGGTTCAAGGCGGTTCAGGACAACCTCGAAATCCTCACTGGCCGTCGCAACAACAGGATCACGATCCCAACCCTGAGCACCCTCACGTTCTCGTCTCCGCCGACGCAGGCTGAGTGCAACGCGCTCGAAGCGAAGTTGAACGCCGTGTTCCAACTGCTGACGCAAGTCATCAACCGCCTTGACTCGTGAAGTCACTCCAGACGACGGCGACGCGATCCGCGTCCTGTTCAACTGCTACCGTGATCGAGTGGCCGGAGACTTCGCGCAGTTCGTGAAGATGGCGCTCGGGTGGGACTTGGCCTACCTGAAGGTAAACGGCCTCGTCGTGGGCGCTGCAATCCGCAGGCAGGGTGAGTTGCACATCGGCGTTCTCCCTGAATGGAGGGGGAGATGGGCAACTCGATCATTCATCCGTAGAATACTCAGGTGGGCTGGCGAATCCGGCCCTGTTACGACGGGCGTGATGACTGGCAATCAAGCTGGCGCACGACTGGTGGAAGGCACCGGCTTCGCTCCCGTCGAGATGACCGAAAGAGGTACTCGCTATGTCCTATCGTCTCAGCCGTAGCCAGTGGAAGATGTCGATGGAACCCCATGGCGACCCCATGGGGTTCGGTCGTTTTCAGGACTTCATTTTCGGGGGTGACTCATCCCCTCCTCCCGCGCCCGCCGTTCAGCAGGTTGACCCGCTTGTCGGTCAGGCCATGCTGAAGCAGTCGGATACGGGTGATCGGGTCTCACGCGAAGCTGAGGCCCGAATGAAGGAGTACGACCCACTCCTGAAAGCGGCGGCGCAGCAGCAGCTTGACATCGGGTCCGACAACCAGAAGCGGTCGAAGGCGCAGTGGTCGGACTACGAGGAGTTGTTCAGGCCAGCCGAGCGCAAGTACGTCACGGATGCCATGGGGTATGACACCCCGGCTCGCCGTGAAGCTGCTGCTCAGAGTGCTGCGGCAGACGTGCAGGCGAGCCTCGGCGCGAGCAACGAGGACGCGATCCGCAGCCTCGCCCGCGCTGGCATCGTCAACCCCAACGCTGACATCCTGAATGGAACACGCGCCGCCAGTCTCGCCAAAGCGGGGATGATGGCCGGTGCCATGACTGGCGCACGCAAGACCGTCGAGGACACCGGGGCGTCGCGTGTCGAGAACGCCGTGAAGTTCGGGCGCAACATGCCGAGTACCGGCATTGCCGCCGATCAGGTCGCTCTCTCCGGGGCGAACAGCGGTGCCGGTACGCTCATGGGCGCGAACGCTGCTGGCATCGCTGCTGGCAATGCTGGCCTTGCAGGATGGGGCGCTGCCGCGAACACCGGCATCGGCGTCGCCAACGCGAATAACTCCGCCAACATGGCGAGCTACAACGCGCAGATGAATGCGTGGGGTCAGCAGCAGCAGGCGAACGCGACCGGCATGGCTGGATTCGGGCAACTTCTTGGCACCGGCCTTTCCATTGCGCAGAAGGCCGGGTGGTTCTCCTCGAAGAAGCTCAAGGAGAAGATGCGCCCCGTCAGCGAGGAGAAGATTCTCGCTGGCATCAAGGCGCTGAAGGTCGAGAAGTGGAAGTACAAGCCCATGGCGATGATGCCGGCCAAGCCGGTCAAGGCTCCGCCCGAGCCGGATCACATCGGCCCGTATGCCGAGGATGTGAAGAAGCATCTCGGCGAGGCCGTCGCTCCGGGCGGGATGTACATCGACGCGGCATCGATGTCCGGCGCTCTGGTCGCTGGCATTCAGGCGCTTGCGAAGAAGGTGGACGCTCTGGAGAAGAAGGAGCGGGTCGAGGATCGTTCGGGCGGCATTCGCCGCGCAGGAGGTCGCAAATGAGCATGATCGGACTCGGCTCCCTCGGAGGGGGCATTGCTCGCGGGTATGAGAACCAGCAGCGCCTCCAAATGGAGGAGGAGCGAAGCGCCAAGCAGAACAAGCTCCTCGATCTCCAGATCGCAGATCAGCAGCGCCGCGACGAGGAGGCGAGGCGGAACGCCGCCGACGAGGAGGAGGCGCGTGTCGCGGCCCAGAAGTATTTCATGGATCGCAATCCTCAACTCGACAAGACCATCCCGGATACGCCGTACCTCGATGACACCGACACGCCGATGTCGCCGGACCAGATGACCCCGAGCGCGCAGGCGGCAGCGCAGCGAGCGAAGGCACCAGCCCGTGATCCGTGGGCCGTGAAGAAGGACATGATCGACGCCAATCAGGCGGGGATGGACGTGCTCCTGAAGAACGGCAACTCGAAGCTGTATCAGGAGGCCGCGAAGCGTCACGCCGAGATGAGGCATATGTACCGCACCGATCTGGCGAGCCACATCTACGATGCCGTGACCCGTGGCGACATGGAAAACGCTCACAACAAGCTCGCCGAGATGTACGGCATGATCGATGACGGCGGGACGGTCAAGCAGCACGGCAGCACGACCGGCGCTGACGGCAAGCAGCGGTTCTACGCCGACGTGGAGAAGGATGGGAAAGTCACTCGGCACGAGTACACCGCCGACGAGTTCCGTCACATGGCCGGTCGCTTTGCCTCGTCGGACATGATGGCCTACGACACCGCCGCCGCGAACGCTGCGTTCGAGAAGGCGTACAAGCTGCGCGACATCGGCCTCAAGGAGCGGACCACCGCTGCCGGAGAGAAGCGGGCGGACGCGGAGTCAAGGAAGGCGGACGCTGCCGCAACGCAGGCGCAACACGCTGGCACCCGCGCCGAGGCTGCGCTGATTCGTGCGGAGCGCGGGCCTGCCGGTCGAGGTACTGCGGCGAACGGTACTGCGGCAACGCGAGAGGCTGACCGTCTTGTCGAAGAAGGTGTCTTCGACAACTTCGATGACGCCTACAGGCACGTGACTCGCGGCAAGGACACGAAGGCTGCGGCGGATCGCGCTCGTGGGATCAGGGCGCTGATGGCGCTGAAGGACAACCTCGGGCGACCGAGGTACAAGACCGAGAAGGAGGCGACGGACGCCTACGACCGATCCGTCAAGACCAACGGCGGAATCCGCAGGACGACTGACGCCGATGAGCCTGTCGTGCCGCGTGACTACAGCGGATTTTCTGCCACCCCGATTCGCCCGTAGGAGTGACTCATGCCTCTGTTCGAGGTCTCGGCCCCCAATGGGTCGAAGTATCGCGTCACCGTACCTGATGGTGCTGGTGAAAAGGACGCTATCGAATACGTCGCCGACAACATGGACAAGCTCCCGAAGTACGAGCCGTCCATTACCGACAAGGCAACCGACGTAGCGAAGGAGGTTGGTCGCGGCCTCGGCAACGTGGCAAGCGACATCGGCGCTGGTATCCGCAGGGCGGGCCAGCGTCTCGGCGTCATCTCTGACCCTGACGAGGACAAGTACGTCGCTCAGAACGCGAAGGGTCCGCAGGATGTGGAGCGTGTGCGCGACGAGTTCCGCCAGCGCAAGTACAGCAGCGGCGGGGTGATGCAGGACGCCAACAATGGCGGGCCGGGTCATTTCCCGGTGAGCGAGATGAACCGCCCTGCGAACACAAAGCCCGCAGAGCAGATCGAAGCCGAGGCCGCTGGTGATCGCCGTGCCGCAGCGCGTGAGCAGGCGTTGCGTGATCAGCCGGGTATTCGCCGCCCTCTCTCCAAGGTCAACCCTCTGGAGCGCGACTACGGTGCGCTGCAACGGATCGAGGCGGAGAACAAGTCCGCTCCGTTGCTGGCTCAGACCATGGAAGGCCGCATCGCTCGCGGCATCAATCAAGGTCTCGATGTTCCGTCTGCCCAAGGCAGGGCGATCATGGACGCCACGAACGGCGTCGAGAATCCTGTTCAGCAGACCGGGACCGATGAAGAACTCGCGGCATCGTTCGAGGCGGCAAAGGAGTACGGCAAGGCGGGGTTCATTCGTCGCGCCGGGGCGAAAGCTCTGGAGGGGGCAAAGCAAAGTCTGTACGGTGCTGCGGAGGCTTACTCTGATTTTCTCGGCACTGACAATGTGACGGCCTCGCTTGCGAAGGCTACCGCACGCAGCAACATCCGCGAACGAGCCATGGGTTCACGTGATGGTGCGCTCGGGATGCTGGAGAACGCCGCCTCCTCGGTGATACAAAACGCACCAGCCCTCGTTGCTGGAATTCTGACTGGCGGATCGGCGCTGCCGTTTGCGATGATGTACACGCAGACGTTTGGCAGCAGCTATGGAGACGCGAAAGCGAGGGGGTACTCTCCGACCGATGCTGGCATCTACGCATCCGTGAACGGCTTGGCGGAAGTTGTTGGCGAGCGGTTTGGCATGAAGTCGTTCAGCAAGTTGCTTGGCAAAAGCATGCTCGGCCAGCCCGTCGCGCAGATCGCCGCGCAAGCCGCTGACCACATCATCCACGAGATTCCGGGCGAGCAACTCACGACGCTGATTCAGTTCCTCGCGGACAAGGGATTCACCGCAGGCAAGACGCCGAACGCCAACCTTGCCGACTATCTGGCTCAGGCTGGCGAGACGCTGGTGCAGACCGTGCTTCAGTCAGGGATGATGTACGGCGGCATGCTCGGGATCGACAAGGCGTCGAAGGCTACCGGCAACCTGATCGCCGGAGACCCCGGCACTGGCCGTCGCAGCCTGCTGGAACGGCTCGCAGCCACCGGAGCGCCGGGTGAGGTCGGCCCCGTCACCGGCAGGCCCGGTGGTGTGGCACCCCCTCCCGGTGGCGGGGATCAGCCCCTTGCCGCCTCGGACGTTCTCGGGGCCGCTCAAGCGGAGACGGCTGGCACGGATGCCAGTGGTACGGCTGGCGCTGGTGCCACCCCTCCCGGATCGCCGGTCCCGGATACCGCGCCGATCATGAAGACTATCGCCAAGGCGAGGGAGGCGGCTGACGCGGAGGAACTCCGCCAGCAGAAGGCGGCGCTGGACGAACTCCAGCCAGACGTTGACGCCATCTTCAAAACTACTTTGAAGGAAGGTCTTGCTGCCGGGAAGGCGGAGGAGACCGCCCAGAAGGAGGCGACCGCAGCCGCCAAGCTGGCTGAGGCGGAGCACAAGGCGGCGGCGAACGATCTGGAGGCCCGGATCGCCCAGATGGAGGGAGACCCCAAGGCCATCATGGCTGCGGCGACCGCCCGTCCGGCGATCATGGCGACCCTCGACGCCGCCAAAGCCGAAGCTGAGGCGCTGGAAAAGCCCGCCAAGAAGGCCGGGAAAGCCGCCGCCCCTGCCGAGACCATTGCCGAGGAGCCGAACGCGCAGCCAGCGCCCGCCTCGCAAGCCCCTGATGCCTTGACGGTCCACGACGAACTGGCCGATGCGGTCAAGGCCAAGCTGATCAGCAAGGACGACTACGCCGCCGCCTCCGCAGAACTCCTTGGGGGAAACCCTGCCCCGGCTGCGCAACTGCTGTCCGGCCTGACCTCGAACCCGGACTACGTGTCCCGGAAGATCAGCCAAGCATGGAAGGCCGGGAAGATCACCGATCAGCAGCAGGCTGAGGCATCGGCGGCGCTGGCCGGTGGGCGGGTGGCGGACGCCCTGAGCATCGTGCGCGCCGGGAAGCCGGCCGATGTCTCCAAAACGAATCAGGAGGAAGCGCCCGCGGATTCCGGTCCTGTGAGTCGCGCAGAGTCTCCCGCCTTCGGGTCACTCCGCACCGTCGCCCCGGCCCGCCGCAGCGCGGGTATCAATGCCCTGACCTCGGTGATCGCTCGCGGCATTGACGCCCCGATGGATGTGATCCATGCATTGCGCCAGAACGGCCACATGGCGTCTGCCCGCGTTGCGACCGCGCTCGCGCACCTGACCGGGCGCAAGGTGGTCTGGTACAACAGCGACGACAACAGGGCCGGGTATACCGGGGAGGGCGGGGACCGCAACACCCTGTACTTGAATGCCTCCTCTCGCTACAACATCCTGAAGGTCTTCGGCCACGAGTTGCTCCACTCGCTCGCCACGTCGAACCCGATGCTGTACGCATCGCTGGTCAACCGCCTGAAGTCGCTGATGTGGAACGTGCCGGAGTACAAGGCGTTCGTGCTGCGCACCGATCCTCGCACTCGCGGGTGGGATCGCTCCAAGTTCGAGGCGCACGTCACCGAGGAGATGATCGCCGACTTCATGGGCGAGTTCATGGTCGAGACCGGCTTCTGGAAGAACGCCTTCCGTGGTCAGGACCGTGGGTGGGTGGATCGCATTCGCAACGCGATCATCCGGGCGATCACCGACTTCCAACTCAAGCTGGCGTCCGTGTCGCAGAAGGGCTTCAACACCGGGCACTTCCTTTCCCCTGCCACCGAGGCGATCCAGCAGGCCCGCGATGCGTTGGAGGAGGCGTTCAACATCTTCGTGAACGAAGCTGCGGCGAAGAACCAGAGCATCGATGATCTGGCGCACGAGGCCGCGACCTCCACGAAGAACGAGCTTGCCCCGCCCACCGAGGCTCAGATCGCCAACGGGAACTACAAGAAGGGTCACATCAACGTCGGCGGTCTGGACATCGCCATCGAGAACCCGCAGGGGTCGAAGCGCAACCCCGCGTGGCCGACGATGAAGCACCACTACGGCTACATCAAGGGCACGGTCGGCAAGGACAAGGACCATCTCGACGTGTTCGTGAATCCGGGCACCGAGGCCGGATACAACGGCCCGGTGTTCGTGATCGACCAGAACAACGCCGACGGCTCGCTCGATGAGCACAAGGTCATGCTCGGCTTCCCGCGTGAACGCACCGCACGCAACGCCTACCTGAGCAACTACACGAAGGGATGGGAGAGCCGCATTGGCGGCATTCGTTCGTTCGATAGCGTTGACGTATTCCGCGAGTGGCTCAAGGATGCGAACCTTCAGGAGCGTGCGGCTGACACGACCGTCATGTCGTCGGAGGAAGATCGCCCCGGCAAGATGTCCGAGGAGGAGATGCGGGCGATTCAGGATGAACTCGATGATCTGAACTCGCACATCGAGCACATCAACTACGACAACGCCACCGTATCCGAGGACGAGGATTTCAAGTCGGACGGCTTGAACTGGACCTTTCACGCCCTCGGTCATCGCTGGACCACTGGCGGATACACGATCAGGCTGACCAGCGAAGGCGCATATCACTTGGAGGGCGATGGTGCCGACCTCGGGGACTGGCCGTCCCTCCTGTCCGCTGCGGAGTTTGTCGGCTCCATGGAGGGGGAAGGCACCAGCGAACAGCCATCGACCGACATTGTGGTCGAGCCGACGTACCGCGAGCGCGTGCTCGGCACGGCGAAGGTTCCGCCGACCAAGGATGAGAACTACGCCAACGAATTGAAGTTCAGTGGCGGTGGCGTGAAGCAACGCTATCGCCAGTACGTGCGCGAGCAGATCGCGGAGACGTGGGCGGAGCTTGCCGCCACCAAGGGGGTGAAGCGATACGGGAAGATGTCGAAGGCCAAGACCTTCGAGGGAATCGCCAAGGACTTCGGGATGAACCCGTCGAACACGGATCGCCCGCGCATCGTGGACATCTACAAGCGCATCTTCACCAAGGGAGATGAGGGCAACGAGTGGCAGATGTCGCCATTCGACGGCGACATGGAGAAGGTCAAGGCCCGCCAGTTTCGGGATTCGGAGTCAATCCGGATCACGCTCCAGATGCCGGGGGCTGACGGCAAGAAGGTGTATGGCGACATCATCTTCCGTGGCAACAACGACACCCTCGGGCGTCCCGTTGCGTACCTGAACACCACGCAGATCGGCGAGGGGAACCTCGGTCGCCAGTTCTACCAGATCGTCTTCAATTGGGCGGCGAACAACGGCGTGAAGATCATTCAAGACCCGGTGATGCTCACGTCGATCAACTCGTTCCGCCGCACGGAGTTGATGCTCTCCGCTGCGCTTCGCATGGGCACCACGAAGATGATGGGGTTCCCGAACACCACGAACGATCAGCGCCTCAATGGCTGGATCGAGAATCCAGTCAAGCCACTATCCTCCAAGAACACGCGCAAGATGAACTACGAGCGTGACATGGAGAACCTCGCCAATCTGATCCTCACGTCCTACGACAACGTGAATCACTTCATCGGTGATCGACTGAAGGCGTACAGCTACGAGCCGAAGACTGACTCTATCGTTCGCACGAATGCGAATGGCGTGAAGAAAACCGTCAGCAACGAGATGCTCGCTCGTGCTGAGGCCGGTCGCGGCGATGCCCGCCTTGTTGGCGCTGGCGAGACCACGATCCGCAAGTTCCTGATCACCCGCTGGATGCTGGACGAACTCAATCGTGGAGCGGATTCCAGCGACCTTCTCGACCAGATGGAGGCTCAAGGTCAAGGCGCATCGCAGGGCGTCGTCTACAAGATGGACGACGACTTCCACCCGCCCATGATGGCGAAGGGGATCAAGTGGCCTTGGACGAAAGGTAAGGGGTTCAGCCAAGTCCTCGGCGGAAAGAAGTACACGATTCAGCCGGTCAGCGAAAGCCACGGTCAGCAGCACTTCGCTCTGTACAAGGGGCTGGACAAACTGAAGGAGAAGGTCGGCTCATACATGGCGGCGATCTGGGCGTACATCGACGCCTACGGCCAGACCTCGGATACCACGAAGAAGTTGTTCGAGGACGAGCACAATCTCGTCAGCAACGGCCCCAATGCCGAGGACATGCAGAAGTACGCATGGGAGAAAGGCGGCGAGGACTCGTACCAGAAGGAGTGGATCGCAAAGGTGGGGCCGCACTTCGCTACGGTGATCTATCACAAGCCGGAGGGACTCTACGACTGGAAGATCGATGCGACCGGGGAGGCTGCGCCGGATGCGCTGCCGTCGTTCTCCGCCGCCGTCGAGGAGATCGAGGGGCTGAACAAGCCAACCCAAGACAACGAGATGCCGCACCCGGATTCGTTTTGGGAGGCGGACGGCAGTGGAGGGTGGACGTACACCAAGGATGGGGTGCAGACCGGGTTCACCATCTCGCAGAGTGCTGGCATCAGTGGCTCGAGTTACTCGCTGTGGGAAGATGGGTTTCACAAGGGTAATTTCGGGAACCTCGATTCCGCTCAGGAGGCGGGGGAAACCTACGCGGAAAATTCGACTGCTGACAAATCTCAATCCCCAGAGCACTTCTGGGGCATGCCGTACAAAGGCCATGACCTGAAGGTCATGAAGGAGTACGGCAAATACGTCTTCTACAAGGATGGGACGGCGGTCGCGGTCTACGAGGACAGCGCCGCCGCGATGCACCACGCCAACAACGAGATCATGGACCTCGATGCTGCCGCTGAGGCGCAGGCAGCTAACGACGCTGACGACAACGGGAAAGTCGTTGACCTGAAGAACAATTACGAGATCGACCTCACGAAGATGGGCGGCACCAAGCAGTTCTATGGTGGCGAGAAGTTCAGTGAGGATGTGGTCAATGGCGTCAAGTGGGAGAAGTTCAAGAAGACGGTCGGCGGCAAGAAGCTGACGTACTGGCTCGAACCCGGCAGCGGCCTCGTGATCGTGAAGGACTCTGGCGGCGTGCAAGTTGTCACGCCGAGCGGTGACGTTGCGTCCGCTGATGGCTTCATCAAGGCGGCGAAGCAACTCGATGAGACCTACCTCATCCCCGGCTCCACGTCGAAGGCAGGGAAGAAGCTCGCTCCAGCAGTTCTGGTGGGCGGGTTTCAGTTTGGCGGCTGGACGTACCAGCACATGAAGCAGAAGCAGCCGGGTGGAATGCCGAACAAGCAGTTCCTTTTCCACAAGCCGTCCGGCATGAAGATCGAACCGCAGCAGATCGGCGAGGCGACGTACTATTCCGCGTCCATCGGGGGCAAGCTGTACGCGACGGATGAGGCGTCGGTCGGCATGGCCGCTGACGTGGCGAAGTCCGTGTACCTCTCGACGCATACCGACTCGACTCTCGGATCGACCGGGCCTGTCGTTGATCAGGATTCTGTGGAGCAATTCCTTGACCAGAATCCGGAGTACCTCAACGTCGTTGCAAGCACTGAGCCTGTGGCCCCGAAGAAAACGGGGGCAAAGCTGGCGAATATGCACGACTTCAATTCGCTCGCGCCCATCGTGCAAGAAGCGGTGATGTTCCTTTCGCAGTACAAACAGACCTCCGTCACGTCCATCCTCAAGGCGTGGGGTCTCCAGAACCCGAAGGGGTTGTATGGAGAGGCCGACCTCCTTGGCTTCCAGCCGTCCGCTGGCGTGCTCGCTCTTGGCGATGACGCATCCGCAGAGATGAAGAAGGTGAAGCAGTGGCTCACTGCGGTCACGAGCACCAAGGAGTTCAAGGAGTGGTTCGGCAACTCCGTGCTGCGCTACAAGAGCGGATACCTCAAGGGCTTGCCGATGGTCTATTTCCGGGGTGACTCTGCAAACGTCAAGGTGTTTCACTCTGGCGGGTACGGGATCACGAAGCCCGGAGATGTCGTGATCTTTTCCAGCCCGTCTCCGGGGGTTGCGGCGGGTTTCGGAGGAAAGAGCGCAAACGGGTTCGACATCAAGTCGTTGCCGGACTTTTCTTCCAACCATGTCCCAATCCCGAAGAAGAACAATCTCTACCCGGTATTCATCAGGGCCGAGAACCCGTTCGACTTCGAGAACAAGGAGCATCTGGAGATGCTCAGGGCAAAGATCACAGAGTACAACGCCTCCAAGAACATCAAGACCGACATCTCCGGCCTGATCAACGCCGTGTCTGCGGGGTCTTGGACCACCATCGAGGGGGTAGGGGTCCAGAAGGCGATCCGCTCGATGGGGTTCGACTCGTTCCACACCAAGGAGGGCGCGAAGAACGTCGCCGTTTACTCCAAGAATCAGATGAAGTCGGCTACCCACAATAGCGGCGCGTGGAGCAGGCAGGACGACGACATCACGATGTCGGTGGAGAGCGACCGTCCGGGGATGGTCATGGCGACCGCTAATGCTCGCCCGTCACGCTCGTTGAAAGAGCGACTCTATGGCACGGTCTCTGCCGCAGCCGCCGTACCGGCCCCGGTAACGAAGGCGATGCAGTTCACCAACAAGGCGGCGAACACGATCCTCTACCCGTTCAAGATCATCGGTGATCGCACGCTGGCCCCGGTATCTGATCGTCTGGTGCAATGGGGGTCGAACTTCATGGCTGCTGGCCCTCGCCGCCAGCGCATCGCGCACGGCCTGTCGTCCGACTATGGCCTGCCGGAGCCGTACATCGATGCTCGCAACGACCGCGAGATCGAGATCAACAAGACGCTCCGCAAGTCGAAGGCTCTGATCGACCGCATTGCCAGCCTAGACAGGGCTGAGGCCCGTGTGGCGTACCTGTGGATGCAAGAGAAGCCGAACTCCATCGAGGAGCAGGCGCTCATGGCGCTGCTCGATCCTGACTCCGTGGCGGCGCTGAACGACATGAAGCTAGAGATCGACCGTCTTGGTCAGGAGGCTGTGCGCCTTGGCCTGCTGTCCCCGGAGAGCTACGCCCGGAACAAAATGGCGTACCTCCACCGGACCTACCAGAAGCACGAACTCGACAATCCGGATGCTGTGGCCCGAGCCACTCAGGCCAAGGCGATCCGGGCGGATGCGTACAAGCTGCGCGGCCTGCGCGACAACGTGGCCGCTGCCGGGTATCCGAACGCCCAGAAGGGGGACAAGTTCGTGCGGCTGGAGAAGCGCAACGCGGCTGGCGTGTTGCAAAACTTCGCCTACGTGAAGCAGGGCCAGCCCGCCCCGGCGAAGTACGCTGGCTGGACCACGGATGGTGTGTGGGAGTACCGCTTCGATGACCGCATGCAAAAGCATGGCGAGATGGGGATGTGGCGCGACCTGACCGCACAGGAGCGCGGCAGGCTTGGCGAGATCGATGAGGTCCGCTACGCATTTGCGCGGACCATGATCGCCACCGTGCGTGACATCGAGACGGCCCGATTCCTCGATTGGGTCGGCTCGACTTATGGCAAGAGCGGCACGGACGTGCTTGCCATGGGAGGGGTGATCAAAGACGCGAGCGACTCCAAGATCACGATGGAGACCTACGCCCTGAACGAATGGGTCCAAGTCCCGATGACCGAGATCAAGGGGACCGGGATCAAGAAGTACGGCGGCGCTGCCGGGTATCACATCCCCGGCCACATCTGGAACGACATCCGCACCGTCATGAATCTGGAGTCGAACTCCGAGGTCTGGAAGCTGTACGACTCCCTGCTCAAGATGTGGAAGATCAGCAAGACGGCACTGTCGCCTGCGGTCCACACGAACAACGTCATGTCGAACTTCATCCTCGCCGATCTGGCGGGGCTTGGGGTTGATGACGTGCGCCGTGCGCTCCGCGTGATCTTCGACGCCAAGGCTGGCAACGCGAACGCCAAGGTGCTGATGGAGCGGTTCTACGACTCCGGGTCGGAGCTTGGCTCCATGGCTCAGATCGAGCTTCGTCAGGAGGTCATCGAGCCGTTGCTGAAGGAACTCCAAGGCCAGCAGAACTCGACGCTCGCGCAACTCTCCCTGTTCCAAGGCATCTCGCTGGCGGCTCACGGGAAGTTCTCCGAGGCCAAGGCCGTGCTCGGCAGCAAGGCTCCGGTACGCGCACTTGGCGTGCCGTTCAGGGCCATGATCGACCTGTATCGCAACGAGGATGCGGTGTTCCGTCTCGCCAAGTTCATCATGGAGACGAACGCCGGGAAGACCGACAAGGATGCTGGCAAGCTGGCGCGTGCCGCGTTCCTCGACTACAACATCAATGCCCCGTGGATTCAGATGATCCGTCGCGGGCCGCTGCCGTTCGTCGCCTTCAGCTACCGGGCCATCCCGATCATCGCAAGCGCAGTCGTCCACCAGCCGCACAAGGTTCTCAAGTACGCGGCGGTCGGCCATCTGCTCAACGCCATCGCCTACGCCATGCTCGGCGCTGGCGCTGACGAGGATCAGGAGCGCCGCATGATGGCGAAGGAGAAGTCTGGCAGGGCGCTCGGCGTGTTCCCACGCATGATCCGCATGCCGTGGAACGACGAGCACAACAGCCCCGTGTTCCTCGACGTGCGCCGCTGGATTCCGGGCGGCGACATCATGGACCTCATGGGGAGTCACTCCTCATTGCCGATCCCGCAGTGGCTCAGTATCGGCGGGCCGGTCTCCTACTTCGCCGAGTTCTTCCTCAACAAGTCATCGTTCACCGGAAAGCCGATCACCCTTGAAACCGACACCGATTCCGAGAAGGCTGTCAAGGTCTTCGATCACCTGTTCAAGTTCCTTGCTCCGAACCTCCCTGTCCCGAATCCGGTGGGGTGGTGGGCTGACTCCGCCTTCGACCAGATCGGTCTTTTCCAGACCTACTCGTGGAAGTCGATTCAGTCGGCTGGTAGCGGCGAGACCGACGCCTTTGGGCGCGAGCGCAATCTCCGTCAGGCGATTCTCGGTTCCGTGGGCGTGAAGGAAACGTCGCAGCCTGCGGACGCGGCGGAGCAGCGCCTCAAGTACGAGCACGACAAGCAGGCGCGAGAACTCAACGAGCAGAAGGCTTCGCTGAAGCGGATGCTGGATCGCAAGGGAATCTCCTCCGAGAAGTTCGAGGCGATGATGAAGAACATCGAGCGCAAGCAGGAACGTATCTCGGGGGAGTTCCAGAAAGCCGTCAGCCCGGAACCTGCCTCGGCGCAATAAGGGCGGCGTTCGAGTCTCCGACAAGAACGCCGTCCCCGTTGTTGATGATGATCGACCCTTCGAGGACGCCGCGAGCGATGCCGCCGTTCTCGATGAGAAGGTTGCTTGATGCGTCGATGACCTCCTGATGCGCTGATGTCGGGTGAAGGCGGACCACATCGAAGGTTGGGGCCATCCAGTTTTCAGGCATGCCCTCCGCGCTGTGGAAGCCGAGGGCCGTGCTATCGAACCCGTCCATGTGTTGCCGGTCGGCGTAGAACTTCAGCCCCATGCGCAGGTTGCTGTTCTCCGCCCAGATGTTCGTCACCCCGGCGAAAACCTTGTCCAGAGCCACAATGTCAGTGACCTCGCCATCGCGCTTGACGTAGGCATCGTCGCCGATCAGCGGGGCGATGGCGTCCATTACCTCGGAGTGCCTTGCGAGTTGCTCCGCCACCTTCGTGATCGCGTTGCCGCAGTCGATCTCGATGTGGTCGAGCAGGCGCTTGATGATGTCGCGGAGTGCGTCCGGGGAGTACAGGACGCTCGTGTCGCTCAGGACGTTTTGAGCGGCGAGGATGGGGTTCTCGGCTTCGAGATCGATGATGTTCTTGGAATCCATGGGTGTTTCTCCTTGTGGCGTTTGATTGCTACCAGCATCCTGCCGAACTCCATCCCCATGCCGGGAACCTGCCATGCGTACTCGCGCACGGTCTCGGTGGCGTTCTCCAGCATGTACTCGAAGTACCAGCAGAAGCACGGGACGTGGGCCTGAACCCAATTGCGCAGGGCAACGCAGCGCGGGCACATCTTGTGCGTGTTGAAGTCACCGTCGTACACCGACCACGTGTACTCGTAGACCTCCCCCGGCAAGATGGTGCCTCCGCACTCGTTGCACCTGTGCGTGAGGCGAGCCTTGCGGCTGGTGGTGTCACCAGCATCCCAAGGCTCGAAGTCGCAATAGCAGGCGTCTTCCACGGCTACTGCTTGACACCCTTGAACTGGTGGCGGATGTGCTTGCCGAAGTGGGAGCCTTTCGACTCGGCGCTCATCAGGCCATCGAAGACCTCCTGCGGAACGCCGTCGTAGTGGTAGAGCGCACCGCCGCGCTTGAACACGATCGCCATCTTCTTGGCAGCGGCGTCGTAGCCGACCGATTCGATCTGGCTGGACTTCACGGGTTGCATCTGGAATGCCATGGAGTTACTCCTTCAAGTGGTTGGGTATAGTCGGGTGGTGGAGTCGAACCACGGGGCCATTGGCCCGCCAGCTTGCTTTGAGACGTACTGCGTGGCATCGCCTCTCGCATTCACCCTGCCGTTCCTTCCTGCCCGTATGTCACAGGGAAGCCCCGGTCAAGCCTACTGCCTGTTCACGCTGCCGCCTTGCAATCCGGCGACGCTCGGTGTGGCTACCGTCCGTGGGCTATGCCTGCCACGGCTCAGGCCGCGCTCCTCGTGCGCTACTTCTTGTCCCTCGGGAACGGGATGAACTTGATGCGGTTCTGGATTTTCGCCAAGGCGTCGGCATGCTTCTTCTTCAGCGCATCGATCTCCTTGGCGTACTGTTGCTTCGCCTCCCTGAGTTCGAGCAGCGCCTTCTCGGAGTCGAGCGTGTAGACAGTGCGCGGCTTGCCGCTGTTCTCCATGATCCAGTATTCCTCGTCGCTACCCCACTTCTTGCGCTTCAGGTAGTGGCCGACGATCTTCACCTTTCTGGGTTTGTCGGTCCCCCAATCCCCGTTGACGAAGCCCTCGAACACCGGGAAGGCGTCGGACTTGTCGATGGCGTTCTTGATCGACTGGACGGAAGCCTTTGTGACCTTGACCCCCTTGATGGTTGCGGAGAATGTCCCGGTATCGTTTCCAACGATGGTGATGCCCTTGTATACCGTGCTGAATTCCATGAGTCACTCTCCTTGGTTGATGGACTTCTCCAACTCGTCGCACGCCTGAAGGCACGCCTCGACTTGGTTCTTCATGACCCTGCCTTCGAGATAGCCAGCGATCCGATTGGCGAGGGTGCGGTACGTGTACAGCAGCCGCGTGTCCAGTGATGGCTCGCCGGGGGCGGGCGGCGTCGATGGCGGAGGGGCGATAGGCGGAGCATCCTTGAGCCACTCCACCAACTTCTCGATGTGGTGGCCCGCCTTCTCGATGTCCGTGTTCCCCGCCTTCTGGCGCTCGCGTGCGAGGTACACGATGGCGACGCCCTTCTGCCAGCCGCGATACTCCTCCGGCGTGAGCCATGCGGCCAGCACGTCCCACGGCTGGAACTTCCCGAGGCGCTTGTAGTGGTCGCCGTCCACCTGACGATCATTCGCCGCCATTTGCGATCTCCTTGGCGAACAGCGACCACGTGCGGGGGAACGTCTCCGCGATGATCTGGCCGACCGCCTTGGCGTACTGCCTGATCTCCCACTGCGCGTTGTTCGCCATGCGCAGCGTGAGGAATTGGAGCCAGTTGCGCAGGTTGGCGGACGCCCGCATTGCCGAGTAGCGACCGACCGCCATGGGGAGGCGAGCGAGTTCCTTCGGGACGCCGACTTCGAGGCCCATCTGGTACAAGTTCTGCGACTCCTTGTAGTGGCGCTCCAGACAGCGCAGCCAAAGCCCGATGTTGTGCTCATCGATCCCGGTCAGCGGGACGGATTGGGCTTGGCGATTGGTGGACTTGACCGCCGCCGAGGCGCGGGCCATCAACAGCTTGAAGTCCGGCTCGTAGTGCTCGTCCGGGATCGGGATGTAGCGAGCCGACATCTCGTTGTACGACTGCGTGCGGTGGCGGTGCCACTCGCGGAACACGAAGATCGGAGCCTTGACCTCGATCACCATGCCGCACATCTCGAACGGGGTCATGTGCTTGTGCTCGTACAGGTAGGCGAGCAGCTTCGCATCGCTGTCCCACCCGTTGAACCCCTTGCCGGTGGACATGCGGGCGGCTTCGATGATCGCCGCTTCCGGCTCATCGGAGTCACCCATGCCCCAATACTCCACGAGCCTGACGTACCCGTGGTCCAACACCTTGATTGACATAGCCTTCCTTTCTATCCGTGTTTGTACTTCCGATCAACGAACTGGTCCGTCCGCATCATCTCCATGTAGAGCGGGTCCGTCTGGTACTCCTGAACGAACAGCACGCACCAGAAGTAGCAGACGGTCTCGAACCACTGGACGATGGCGCTCACTTCAGCAACGCCTTGAGCGCCTCGATGGTCTGCGCGCTCTTGTCCACGACCTTCAGCTTCTCGGACAGTTCCCCCGTCAAGACCTCGATGTCGTCGGCGAGTTCGGCGAGCAACTTGCTCATGGTGCGAAGGCTTTGCGGGACTTCAGCGAGTTCGGCGAGCGAGTCCTTTTTGGAAGGCTCCGGCGCTTTGACGGACTGGACCATGTGGATAACCTCGGCTTTCGTTTTGGTGGCTGATGGCTTGAATGCGCGGATGTACCCATACGGCTTCTCTCCGACGCGGCGAACAAGGCCGGTCTCGATCAGCGAATACAGGCACCCCTCGGTGACGCGGAAGTCTCGATGCGACGTGGTGCGCGTCAACTCCGCGTGAATCATCGCGCTGTCCCACGGCTCGCTGATTGGGACGCACGCATACACCTTCTTGGCGACGGCGGTGAGGCCGTTCTCAAGCAAGGCTGCTCGTGCTGCGTTCATAGTTGCCCTCCCTCGAATATCTTGCAACCTCTCATGTCGATGAAAGCGTTCGTCCTGACGATCCGCTTTCGCTGGTTAATTGTTGCGTCGGTCTCTGTTCGTTCGATCCGAATCGGTGGGAGCAAGTCGCCGTTGCGGTCGGAGATGCGAACCGCCAGCACCTTGCGGTCTTGCACGAGGTACAGGAACCCGAGAAACGGAACGCGGATGCGCTTCGCTATCTCGCAGCCCTTGGTCAGCTTGTCGGCGCTGATGAGCCACTCCGACTTCCTGACCCTCTGGAACATTTGCAAGTCCATGTCGTACCGACACTTCGTTTCTGCGACCGCTATCACCTTGAACCCGGCGACGAGCACGGCGTCGATGTCCGCTGGCTCGTTCTTCGGGGTGTGAACGTAGTCCGCCCCCATGTACGCACTGATGATGCGCACAGCCTCCTCCTCGTCCTTCACGCTGAGGAGGCCGCGCTCGGATCGAACGTCGAGACCCATGGCTAGAACGGGATGTCGTCGTCCATGTCATCGAACCCGCCGCCCGTAGGCGGAGACTTCGGCTTGCCGCCGCCGTCGTCGAACGATCCCTGTGCCGGAGCCTGCCTGCGCTCAGGAGCCTCGTCTCGCTGGCGAGAGGGGCGCTCGCCACCATCACGGTCGTTCTTCGTGCTGACCATCTTCATGTTCTCCACGATGAACTTGGGCGTGTAGCGCGTGTTGCCGTCGCGGTCCCCCCACTTCTCGGTCTTGATGCGCCCGGTGAACAGCGCGAGCGAGCCTTTCTTCAGGTATTCGCCGCAGATGTCGGCGAGCTTGCCGAAGACGGTAGCCATGAACCACTCGGTCTCCTCCTGCTTCTCGCCGTTCCTGTCCTTCCACGAGCGGCTGGTGGCGACGGAGAACGAGCACACAGGGTCTCCGTTGGGCATGTAGCGAACCTCGGGGTCTTTGCCCAAATACCCCAAGACGGTCAGTTGTTGGAACATCGAGTGACTCCTTTCAGCGGTAGTAGGACCGGATGAAGTTCCGGCACCAGTGGCCCTGCGCATCGGCGACGCGCTTGTTGTAGCGCCTGCCGAGGATCGCCATCTCGGGCAGGTTTTCGTCCGTGATACGGGGCCAGATGTCGTGCCATGCGTAGTTGAAGTGCTCGCCCTTGTTGGGGTGGTACTCCATGGCGTCTGCCTTGATGATCTGAACGCGGGGATCAGTGAAGTGCGGGCCGACCAGATCGATGACCTCCTGCTCGCGTTCGATCACCCGGACGCTGCGCACATCCGGCTTGTGGAGGATCGCTTCGAGCAGCATGCCCATGCCGAGGCCGTTGATCAGGACATCCCCGGTTGCCGCGTTGTAAGCCTCGCGGTTGGTCAAGACCTCCATCGGGGTGTTCGACATCATGACCTTACGCTTCCCGTCCTTGGCGTCGATGAACGTCAGGCGTTTGTACTTCCCCGCCGAGACGCGCATCATGTGGTGGGAGAAACTCATGATCAGCCCGATGTTGAACTGGCGAGCATCCTCCTCGCTGATCTCGAACTCGTCGATCTTCCAGCCGCCCGCCTTGCCGACCGGCGTGGTGCAGGTTCCGAACTTGAAGTTCTTCATGCCGCACCCCGCACAGTGAGTCCAGCCTCGGCGTAGACGCGGATGCCGTCCACCGGGAAGGTGTCCTTCATGGCGGTCGCCATCTGGTTCATCACCTTGGAATCGATCTCTACCACGTGGAGGTAGGCAGGGTTGGCGGCGATGAACTTGATCGCGGCCAGCTTGTCCGTGACCTCCCACTTCCACCGCTTCGTGGTCCCCTTGGCGCGGGCCAATCCAGCGGGGACCGGGGCTGTCGCCATAGCGGCGGCAGCAGCCGTGGACGCGGCCTGAGCCTCCGCTAGTTCGCGGGAAGCACGAGCCTCAGCGGCCTTGCGCTCCTCCTCGATGGCGGCTTGGGTGGCGGTCTCAGCGGCTTTGCCGTCGCCTTGCGCTGCGGCGATCTCGGCGCTGACCCTGAGTTGCTCCGCTCGCTGCGCGGCCTCCTGCTCCTCGCGCTCCCGGCGCGCAGCCTCGTCGGCCTTGGCCTTGGCTTCGGCTTCCATGCGAGCGCGCTCCTGAGCCAGAGCGGCTTCACGGGCGCGGCGCTCCGCCTCGGCCTTGCGTTGCTTGTCCTGATCGTAGGTCAGGATGAAAGCCTTCTGCTCCCTGATGAACCGCTCCAGAGACTCGACGCCCGGTTTGAACAGGGCATTGATCCGGGCCACGGTCTCGTTGAGCGGGCGGACGATGGAGGTCCGAGTCTCCTCGCTGCGCTTGATCATCGCCTGAGCGGACGCGATGTCAGCCACAGCGATTTCCCGCAGATCATCCGTATCGATGACCATTGCCCCGCCAGAAGTGAGGCGGGTTACTTCCATTCCGATTGCCACCGCAGGGGCGGAATCGATGGTGATGGTTTCAGCCATTTTTCGCTTTCCAGTTTGCCCACGTCAGGCACGACACGAACGTCGGCCAGTCCATAGGATCGTTGAAGGGAACCAGTTGGTACTTCCCGTCCGGCTTCAGGTGGATGACCCACCGCTTCCAGTCGGGCTTCTTCACGTGCAGGTCCGGGTCGCCCTTGTGTGCCTCCTTGTACCCGGCGAGTTGCAGGCCACACGCCTTGTGGACGGTGGATGAGGTCTTCAGATCGGCGATGCCGTAGTCGCCACCGATCCACCCGCGCCGGTCCAGAGTCCCCGCATAGCGGTGGACCGGGTGATACACGCGCTCCTCGATGCCGTGCCACTCGATGTATCCGGCCTCCGCCTTGAACTTGCGATAGGCACTGAGGTACGGGAGGACCACGGTTGCGACCGTGGACTCATCGAGCGTGCCGAGGTCTTCGAGTTCGCACGCCTTGTGGACCGCCTTCCCGAGAGCGGACTTGTATTCCATGATCGAGTCGGGCACGTTCGAGAAGTCATATGCCCGCTCGATCAGGGAAGTCACTCCGGGAACAACGGTCCCGGAGTAGCGGTACTCGTGCCGCTCGTCGTTGAAGGCGAGGCTCATGGCTTCCAGCCGCGCATGGCCTTGAACTGCGACAGCGTGATCTCGTCCACGGAGCACGTGATCCCGAGAGCCTTCATGCAATCCGGGAGCTTGTCGCCGAGGCGCTTCTTCACGTTGGCGATCTCACCGGCTGACGCCTTCCGCTCCTCGCCTTCAGCGGCCTTCGCCGTTTCGTTGGGCGGAGGGGCGGCAGGAGGAGGGGCGGCAGGCTCGCCAGCAGGCTCGGGCGGAGCGGCGGGGGCGGAGGGTTCGGCGGCGGGCAGCGGTGCGCTGGCGGTCGCCGCAGCCTGCGGCATGGGCACCAACGGCTCGCTGACCACGGAGAACTGCTCGCCAGACAGGTCGAGGATGCGGCCCTCCATCTCCTCGCGCACCTGACCAGCCCCGCACTCCGGGAAAGCACGGCGCAGGGCCAGAGCCTCGGCGCACTTCTCAAGCTGGCCGCGACGGCGCTTCCGCCACATCTCGTTCGGCAGGGAGGTCTTGCCGCCAGCGGTGGCATAGGTCTCCTCCCAATACACCCGGCCAGACGGGAAGGGGCAGCGCACGCCGTTGACGAGGCGGTAGACGGTGATCGAGCACCACTCCGGGACGCGGATGACTTCCGTGGGCCACTTGCCGCGCTTCACGTAGCCGCCAGCGTTGTCGTCCCACTCCTCCTTGTCTTCGCCGCCGAGGGTCAGTTCGACATCCGGACCCCACTGCGCTTCGTCCAGACCGGCGAACTGCCCGGTGCGGGCGGCGTCGGTGCGCAGATCGCCGATGCCCTGCATGACGACATCACGCTTGACGTTGCGCACCTTCCCCTTGGCGTCCTTCTCCTTGACCGTCATCGGGACGATGTGGACCGGCTTCTTCAGCGGGTCTTTGTTCTGCGCCTTGCACCACGCCAGCACCATCATCGCCGACTCCGGGGACGCTCCCGGATAGACGCTCGACAGCATCGCCTTGATGATCTCCTCCTGCGGGAGCAAGAGGGACGGCACCTGAAACGCCGAGGCGGACGGGGCCAGTTGATTCTGTTCCATGTTTGAGCCACTCCTTGAACTTGCGGAGACGCCAGCCGACGTGCTCCGCGATTTTTTCCATGGCGCTCATTGCGTCAGCCCGCTGGTTGCAGAGCCGGTGCATGAGCACGAAGTTGTGAATGTGATTGGGACCGCCTGAGCCTCGTCGCACCAGATGATCGACCGTGGTCGAGTCACCTAGAGGTTCTCCGCACAGGAAGCAAAGCTGCCCATCGCGTTCGAGCAGGGTGCTGACGTGCTTCCCCATGGCCTTGCGCTTCGGCGCGATCCCGCTGTTGCCGGACCACGAAGCCCCCGTGCGGAACGCATCGTAGGCTTCGCGGCACGGCTCAGGCGGGACGCCTGTGATACGACCTTGCGCATTGGTGTAGAAGACGCACGTTTCACCCTTGGCTATGAAGCGGAGCAACTCGTACCGATTCGTTGGCTTGAGTAACTCCGCTCCACGTTCAACCAGCCAGCCCTCGAACTTCTTCAGGTTGGACTTGCTCAGACCGCCCCATGGGGCGGGCCGGGTCACGCCACGAGCGCCTTGGCTTCCTCGAACCAGCCGCGCAGGATGTCATCGCTGACAGCCTTCGGGTTCGCCTCGACGTAGCGCACCATCTCGGCGAGCAGCGCCTTCGGGGTCGGGCCGGACGGTTGGGTCTTCGGCTTGTCCTTCAGGTTCTTGGCCGTGACCTTCTTGCCGTTCTTCTTGGCGTCGCCAGCGGCGGCGGTGATGCGAGCCGCCGCCTCCTCCTGCCCGTGCTTCTTGATCGTCTCGGCGACGGTCGTGGCGCTGATCTCGCCCTTGACGATCATGTCGCGGATTTCCTTGGGCGACTCCAGCAGGGAGAGGAGTTGGTTCACATACGCCGCCGTGTAGTTCAGGCGGGTAGCGATGTCCTTGACCTCCATGCCGTAGGAGATGAGGCGCTTGCAGACGATGGCGGTCTCCAGCATCGTCAGCGGACGGCCCTGATTGGACTTCACCAGAGCGATGGTGAGGTCTTCGCGGTTCGTGCCCTTGGCGGTGATGACCGTGGGCAGCGAGGCGATCTGGGCACCGCGCTCCATGGCGAGCTTGGCGGCACGGAGACGGGTGTGGCCGTCCGTCACGACGATCACGTTCTTGCCATCGACGCGCTCCACGTACCCGGCGATGGGCTTGTGGGGGTAGAAGCCTTCCGACAGGATCGAGGCGGCGATCTGCTCGATGTGTTCGAGGTACTCCGGCGACTCCTGACGCGGGTTGAACCCCGGCAGGATGTGGAACTCGTTGACCGGCACCTTCCACAGATCGCCGGACCCGGCCTTGGCGTCCTTCATCGCCTCCTTGACGGCACCGGAGATGAAGTTGTGGTCGAACGACGCCGAGGAGTTGAGTGCGTTCAGCACGTCGGAGGCGTCAGCGGTTTTGGCTTGAGGGGTGTTCATAGTTCAGTTCCTTCACGTTAATGGTTGGGTTGAATTGCATCTTCAGATCGCCGCACCTTGCTGCGACCTGTCTTGCTCCGTGCTGGACGCCTTCGGTCCAAGCCCGGTTCACTTCGCCACTAGCGTCCGGTGAAGGAAGCTGCGGCTGGTGATCTGTGTTACTCCGGTTCTTCTCGATGCTGGCGTAGAGCATGGCCCCGAACAGCATCCCGATTACTACCGGAGTGACTTCTCTGAAATTCATTTGGTGGATGGAATTGTTGCGACGGCCTCTAATATGCAGCAACGAATATCGTTTGTCAAGCACTTTATTTTCCAGAGGATATTGACCGCTGTATACAAGGTCGGTTATCTTCCGGACCTTCCAAACCGGGGAGCACGGATGAAGACCGCAAACTTCGCGCAGATGATCAAGGACTTGATCGGCAAAGGCTGGACTCAAGAAAAGATCAGCGAGCGCACAGGCATTCCGCAACCGAACATCTCGCGTTACCAGAATGGCGGCAAGGTGGGTGACGGCCAGTACGCCATTGCCCTTTCGCAACTCCATGAAAGCGTAGTACGTGGCAGGCGCACCAAGCGAGCCACCTGATCCCAATGTCGTTGATTGGGACAATGTGGACGCGCCATACCAAGCGTGTTCTCCTCGACTTTATTTCAAGGAGTTCTGCGATGCAGTCTTCGCCGCAAGAAATGCCAACAACTACGAACCCGGAATCGCCATCGTCAGGCGAGTCCGCAAGCGCCACGGTGACGAGGCCGCGCAACGAGTACAAAGAGAGCTTCAAGGTGCGGTTGCAAGACTTGTTGCCGAGGGTAAGTTTGCCGGTCGAAAGTGGTAGCCGCGCCGCCTTCATCGTCGGCATGAGCGCCTACTACGACAAGCCTCAGCCGTGGCCTTGGCTCCCTCAGTACCCGGAGAACCCGTTCAAGACCGAGCGGGCGGTCGATGACTTCGTGGCCGGGTACTGCTTGGCTCGATCCCTCGGGTTCTCGAATGAGGAGATCACCTGATGTACACCAAGCTGTTTCGCTCGATCTTCGATGGCTCCCTGTACGGGCAGTTCGAGGCACTCACCGTGTTCATGTCCATGCTTGCGCTGGCGGATCACAAGGGTGTCGTGGATGTCGTTCCGGGGAAGCTGGCCGCGAGCCTCGGGTGTGATCTTGCCTTCGTCACCAAGGGCATCGAGCAGTTGATGGCCCCGGACAAGTACAGTCGCACGCCAGACAACGACGGGCGCAGGCTCGTGCCGTTGCTCAACGAGGACGGTGAGCCGCGCCCCTTTGGGTGGCAGATCGTGAACTATGCCAAGTACCGGGCGATCCGGAACGAGGACGACCGGCGCACCTACAAGCGGGATTGGGACCGCTCGAACCGCAGCATCTCGTCTCACTACGGATCAGGCGGTGTCAATACGAATCAAGGACTTAGCGGCGAATCCGATACATTTCCGACACGTTCCGACCCATCTCCGACATCTCCGACCTATACAGAAGCAGAAGCAGAAGCAATAACACCTACACCCTTCGCGGAACTGGTGGCCCTGTATCACCAGCACATGCCGAACAACCCGAAGGTGAAGGCGATGAGTGACTCACGCAAGAAGCACATCCAAGCGCGATGGATGGACTCCGGATTGCTGGACTGCCAGCCCTTTGACAAGTTCGCCAAGGGTCCGGAGCCGAGGACCAAGGGGCTGGAGGCTTGGGGGTTGTTCTTCAAGGTGTGCGGGCGCTCGAAGTTTCTGACGAACCAAGTCCCTCGCTCCGAGGGGCACGAGACATTCCGCGTTGACCTCGACTGGATCATGAACCCCACCAACTTCGTGAAGATTCTCGAAGACAAGTACAGCGGGGTGCGCAAGTGAGCGGCGAGCGCGAGTTCGTTCCGCACTCAGTCGAAGCGGAGCAGTCCGTCCTTGGTGGCCTGCTGCTGGACAACGATTCGTTCGATAAGGTGGCCGGTCGTATCGCGGAGCAGGACTTCTATCGCCGCGACCATCGCATCATCTGGAACGCCATCCTTCGCCTGATCACCAAGGGGCACAGGGCTGACGTGATCACCGTCTTCGAGTTGCTGCAAGCAGAGCGCAACGAGGACGAGGCTGGCGGTCTGGCGTACCTGAATGGGCTGGCGCAGAACACGCCGTCCGCCGCTGGCATCCGTAGCTACGCACAGATCGTGAAGGACCGCGCCATGCGGCGCACGCTCATGACGCTGGCGGATGAGGCTCACGCGCTGGCATCGCAAACGTCCGGCATGACCGCCGCCCAGATCGCAGCGCAGTACGAGGAGAAGGTCTTCCACGTCACCGAGCGGGCGATCCACGTGGATGCCGAGCTTCCCAAGGTGGCAGAGATCATCCCGTCCCTGAAGGCTGACATCCAAGATCGGATGGAGCGCGGCGGTCCTGCGTGGGGCATGCGCACTGGCCTGCGAGAGCTTGATCTGAAGACCCTCGGGTTCTTCCCCGGACAATTGATCATCATCGCCGGTCGCCCGTCCATGGGCAAGACTGCCCTCGCATTACAGATCGCGGAGCACGCCTCCACCATGGAAGGTGAGGTCGGCGTCGTGTTCGAGATGGAGATGACGGCCAAGCAGTTGACCTCGCGCATGATCGCCAACCGCGCAGAGATCGACATGATGGACATTCGCAGAGGCACTCTGGACCAGTACGCACTGAAGCGTTGGCAGGAAGCTGAGTCACGCCTCATGGACGCAGACCTGTACATCGAGGAGCGTCCCGCGCTGACGGTTGCTCAGATGCGGGCGATTGCGCGCAGGGCCAAGCGTCAGGCTGGTAGCCTCGGGTACGCAGTGGTCGATCACATCGGCCTTGCGACCGGCATGGGGGAGAAGCGCCACGAGCAGATCGGCTCGATCACCAAGGGTCTGAAGGCGATGGCGAAGGAGTTGAACATCCCCGTCATCGCCCTGTGCCAGATCAATCGCGCCGTTGACAGGCAGATGAACAAGCGCCCTGTCATGGCCGACCTGAAGGAATCGGGGTCCGTCGAGGAGGATGCCGACATCGTTTTGTTCCTGTACCGGGAGGAGTTCTACAACCCGGATACACCGAACACCGGAGTCGCGGAGGTCATCATCGGGAAGAATCGAGATGGCCCGAGCGGCACTCTTTACACTGCGTTTGAAGGGAGGTTCACACGATTCAGTGACATGGATAGGAACTGGCAACCATTGCAACTCGGGGTTGGCGAAACGTCCAGCTTCGATGACCTGAAGGACAAGCGTTCTCACATGAAGGGATCACCAGAATGACCACGACGAACTACATTCCCGTCACGCAGCAGATGCGTGAACAGATCAACGCCGCAGTCACGGCAATCCACTCGCTCACCAAGGCGAAGGGGTTCTGGGACTTGCCGGACCACATCAAGACCATCGCCCGCTGTCTCGAAGACCCGAAGCAGCATATGTCCACCGAGCTTTCGGACGCGCTGCGCGTGCTGGTCGAGGAGCCGAACCGCAACGACGGCGAGATGCTGGCTCTCATGCACTCCGAACTGTCCGAGGCGCTCGAAGGGCTGCGCAAGAAGACGGTCGATGGCCTGCCGCTGATGGATGACCACGTGCCTGAACTCACGAGCATCGCTGCCGAGATGGCCGACACCGTGATCCGCATCTTCGACTACTGCGGCGGTCGCGGCATCGACCTCGGTCGTGCCATCGCGCTGAAGCACCAGTTCAACGCGACCCGTCCTCCGAAGCACGGCAAGAAGTTCTAGTCATGGACATGCTGCTCCGCCGCCTCAGTGGCGGTCAATTGGTCGCCGCCGACGACGAGACGGCGGAGCGCATCCAGCGCATCAAGGCTGGAGCCGTCCTTCGTGGCGACTTCAAGAAGATGCGCAACCCTCAGTTCTTCCGCAAGTGGTGGGCGCTTGTCGGTCTTGCCTACGATATGTGGACGGAGCGACTCCAGCCGCAAGAGTATCGCGGCCTTCACGTGATGCCGAACAAGGATCGCTTCCGCAAGGACTTGATCATCTTGGCCGGGTACTACGACGCGACCTACAACATCAAGGGCGAGGTCCGTCTGGAGGCGAAGTCGATCTCCTTCGATAGCATGGAGGAGGATGAGTTCGAGGGACTCTATTCCAAGACCATCGACGTAATCATTCACCGCATCCTTCCGAACGCCGGGTACAACGAGCGGACGCTGCGTGCTGCGGTCAACGAGATCATGGAGTTTGCATAATGGCAACAGCCAACGAAGTAGAAATGAAAATGGACGCGGCGTTCAAAGTTCTTGCCGAACTCAGGCAGTCAGGGCTTGTCGATGACTACGCGCTGAAGGCTGCGGCAGGGGAAGTTGATCGCATGTCGAAGTCCGTCTTTGATGTTGCGGATGCCGCAAAGCACGCGACGCAAGGATTCAACAGTATCCCGCAGGCCATTGCCGCCGACGAGCGCATCGGCGGCGGGGTCAACCCGAACGCTCCGACGCACAAGCAGTTGTCGCACATGCGGTCTGCTCTGGAGGCGGTGGCGAAGCTGCTCAACAACCTCGAAGATCAGTCCGAGAACCAGCGCAAGTACATCGCCAGCTTGCAGACCGGGACGATGGTGTACGTTGGCGGAGGGCAGGACTTCGGTCGAGTGACCGGGAACTTCCAGATGCCAGCGGACATCGTGCGCCCTTTCGCAAACATCGAGCTTCGAGTATCCTTGGGCTTACTCACCGCCGTATATCAATCGCTCGCCGGGGTTCCGATCCTTGAGTTCAAGGAAAACCGTGACCCGTCCGAAGTGATCTCCGACTACCTCGGTGCGACGGCGACGAAACTGAAGGAGGGAATGGAAGATGAGTGACGATACTCAACCCGTCCAGTCGGACGACGACGAGCACGCGCAGGTTCAGGCGTTCGCTGGCGGGCTGGCGGCGACCGTGATCGAGGCGGCGCTCAACGGCAAGATGCCGCCCTATCAGGCGCTTCTGGGCCTGTGCTTGGCCGTGAACAACGTGGCCTTGAGCATCTGCGGAGGGGACCAGACGGCGGCTGGCGAGCTTGCCAACGAGGCGTGGGCGCACGTGAAGATGGCAATCGGCGACCCGACCACGGAGGTCAACCGCTCTGGCTCCGTGAGCGTGGACGAGACCACTGAAGGCGGGCTTGTGCTGCCCGCCAACGACGGCCTGATCCACTGATGTCGAAGATCACGAAGTTCGCCAGAGGGCGGGACTGCACGATCCGCCTGCCCGGTGTGTGCAACTTCAACCCGGAGACCTCCGTCTGGTGCCACGGGCGCAGCATGGCGGAAGGCAAGGGTCTGGGCATGAAGGTGCGCGACATCCATGGTGCCATCGGGTGCAGCGCATGCCACGAATTCGTTGACAGGAACGGCAAATCGAATCCGCCAGAAGGCATGACTTGGCAGGACGTTGACCTCGCCTTCTACGAAGGCAAGGCTCGCTCGCTGAACCAGTTGATCGACGCCAAGTTGGTGATCGTCTCGGAGTAACTCTTGGACGAGCCGCCCTCAAGAGCCTGCGCAAATCTCGGGTGCCGTGGAAATGGCACCTACAAGTTCGTCAGCCCGAAAGGAATGGTCAGGTATCTATGCGAGGAGTGCCGAAAAAAGCGAGCGCCGCAAGGCTTCAACAGGTCAAAGCGCCGAGGGTAGACGGGCACCACGCGCACTGCAAGGCGCTCTGGGATTGGCGGACCTTGCAGATGAACAACATCCGAGAGCTTGGCGCTCTCATCCATGTTCCGAATGAGGGGAAACGTACACCGCAGGCTGCTGCTCGCATGAAAGCGGAGGGCATGGTGCCCGGTGTATGGGATTACGTCTTGCCAATCGCTCGCGTCTTTCAAGGCGCGATACGCTCTGGCCTGATCATCGAGATCAAGTACGGGAAGGACAAGCTGTCTCCCGAGCAGCAGGCGTGGGGCGACATGATGATGGGCCTCGGGCACATGAGCATCGTCGCCTACGATTGGGAAGACGCCAAGGGAGCCATACTCGACTACCTTGGTGCCTTCGGTGCGGAGCGAACCGCTAACTGAGGGTGATCTCCTCGTACTTGATGCCGAAGTCACCCTCGCCGTTCTCGTTCAGGCAGGCGGACACGGGGATGATCTGGTCCCGGCCCTCCAGCGGACAGGCCGGGTCGCCGCAGTTGTGCTTGGCCTTGATGTAGAAGTCGCCCTTGTCGCCGCCCTTCTTCTTCAGGATCGTGACCCCCTCGGGGACGTTGATCTTGAGGCTGACCTCGACGCGCTTGCTCACCCAGACGATGCACTCCTTGCCATCGACGGGTTCCATTTCCGCCTCGGACGGCCCGTCTTGTCCGGCCAGAGCTTGCAGCAGGCTTGCGAGGCCACGGCCTCCCTTGAGTTCGATCATGTTCACTGCTCCTTCATGCGTTGATAGATGATGCGTTCCGCCCCTTCCACGAGGGCGAGGCAGTCCGCGTAGTTCCCCTCCAGATCAGCGAGGAGTTGCTTCGCTTCGTCGGCCCTGTACGGATTGCGAGTCACGTACTCGGCCACGAAGTCAGGCAGCTTGCCGATCAACCCTGCGGGAAGATTCGTCAAGCCCGAGTCCGTGAGCACGGCCACGACCAACTCGATCTCGTCTTGCGAGAAGTCCGTCAGTGCGTCCGTGATCATGGTCTCGTATCGAGCAGCCAGCAGGTTGATGATGGCGCTCGGGTTCTGGGTGCTACGCCTTTCGGCGTAGCGGTGTTCGAGTTCAGACCCGAAGTACAGGTCTTTGCGGCGTGTCATGGTCTCTGCTCCATGTCGATGTACAACACTTCCCCGAACGGAGCCTTCTTCCCCTTCACCGTGGATGCCCACAGCACAGGGTAGGACGGGGCTTGCTTCGGGAACGTGCCGTCCATGTCGGTGAGGTAGATCAGGCAGGCAGGCTCGATGCCCTGCTCCTCGACCCAATCGAACGCCGGGACGAAGCTGGTGCCGCCCCCGCCCTTGATGCTGCCGAGGTCGATCTCATCGCCGCTCTCGAAGGTACGTGCGTCTTGAAGGCGGGCGTCCACTTGCAGGACATGCGTTGCCTCCGGGTTGCACTCGGCGATCAGGGAGTCGCACTCCTTGTTGAAGATCGACTGGCACGCCGGACTCCAGAGTGACCCGGAGGTATCCCTCACGAACACGACAGGAGGAAGGCGCTCCGAGTACATGGACGGAAGCACGAACCCCGCACCAAGCCAGCGGCGGTTGGGCCTAGACCACGAGTAATCGTTCTTCGCGGTCTGCTGCGTGAAGCGACGCATCTCGGAGCGCCAATCGACACGGGCCTCGGTGATCTGCTTGATCGCCATGTCCAGCCCCGCAGGAAGATCGCCCTTGCCCTTGGTGAGCATGACCGCAGCCTGCACGGCTTCCTCCCACCCGGATTGCAGGGTCTTCGCCTCGGCGTCGTCCTTCGGGGCGATGAGCTTGTCGCCCTTGCCGCCGCTCGGCTTCTTGCCGGTCTGCTTCTGCTGCTTGAGGAGTTCCTCGTAGATCATCTCCGCAGTCCAGCCGCGCCACGCAGGGTTGACCGTGGCATCCGGAACCTCGAACCCTGCGTCCACGAGAATCTGGTCGATCACGTAGTCGCAAGCGAGGTTCCACAGTTCCGGATCACGCCCATTGAGGCGCAGCATGTGAAGCAGGGCGCAGTGGAGAATCTCGTGAGCGATCAGGCCCACGAGTTGACGTTCGGTCAGCTTGTCGCAGTAGGACGGGGCGAACCACACCCGCGTCCCATCCGTACCAGCGGTCCCGATGGACTCGTCCACCACGGGTTGCAGCTTGAAGCACAGCGCCCCGTAGAACGCCCACCGCATGAGCAGCACGGTGGCGCAAACACTGATGCGATTGAGTAGCGGGTGCATGTCACTCTCCCATGAGGGCCGACATCTTGGCGCTGATCGCCTTGGCCTTCTTGGCGAGGTCGGCCTTCGCTGCCGGGTCGTTGCGGATGATGGTGGTCGGACGGGTGAGCGTCTTCATGATCTCCTTGCGGAGTTCCTCCAGCTTCGGGTCGTCCGCGATGTTCAGGTCCGGGATGATCTTGCAGATGTCGATGATGTTGCCGACGATGGAGTCGTGGACCTTGCCGTTCGGCTTCGAGAGTTGCACGGCCATGTTCTTGACCGGCTTGAGCAGACGCTCCCAGACATCACGCATGGCCTGCTCGGCGACGCTCTCCATCTCGTCCCGGAGTTGCTGCTCCAGAGCGGCGATGGTCTTCTTGCCGAGGTCCACCCGGAAGTCGTTGACGCTCGGGACCGGGAGGTACTTCACCACGAAGCGGAACTTCGATTCGAGTTCGGCCTGCGACGGGTAGTCGTTCTCGTTGTACGCGCCGTTCAGGTCGATCTTCGCCTTCGCCTTGAGCCTCGGGTAAGCGGCGAACAGAACCTCGTCCGCAGCCTTGACGGCACGCTCATGCTGGCCCATGTCGGTCTGGAAGTTGGTGAACGAAGACGCCAGCAGGATGCGGCTCCCGTCAGTCGCCCACGGCAAGGTCTTCTGGTACAGGAAGGAGCGGGCAGCGGCCCGGAACTTGGCGTTGTTGGCGAAGTCGGGATCGTCCACGTCCACCACGCACTTGTTGTAGCGACCGGACTTTTCGCTGATGCCGTGGCGCTTGTGGACTTCGGAGGTCAGGGTGCGGTCGAGATGACGGGCGCTCCATGCGGTCGAGACGAGGGAGACCAGCAGGCAGGAGGTCGTCAGGTTCACGTCAGTCTTGAAGGTGTTCATTTGTCGTTGCCTTTCATAGCCCCTTGGGGCTTGTGATGGGAGGGTTAGATGCGGCTGGCCTTGGTGATCATCTTTCCGACCGGGCCAGTGGTCAGATCGATCCATGCCTTCGTTGCGTGGCACCCGGTCTTGTCACGCTTGCCATCGGTGCCGTCGAACGAGGACATCTGGTGGTACATCATGCTTGCCATCTCACCCTTCTGCATCATGAGCAAACGGGAGAGGAGCTTGCCGTAGTTCGCCATCAACTTCGGAGTCACTGCGACGTTGACGCCACGGCACAGGGCGTACAGCATCGAGTGATCGTCGGGCAGATCGCAGCCCTCGGGATTGGCGAGGACATCGAGAGGCGGGATCACCTTCTCGTTGATCGTCCAGAAGTTGACGAACTCGGTGCCGCGTTGCATGCCGACAGCGCCGCCGACGACCGTCCGGCGCAGATGCTCCGGGATTCCAGACGTGACAGCGAAGGCGACGTGAGACCACGACCGGGGGGAAGGGCTGTTCACCAAGTCCTGCGTGGGATTCGGCTCGAACAGAGCGTCCGGATGGGAGTTGATGTAGCCGACCAGAACGTCCGGCATCCCGTTGTCCTGCGCCCAATCCATCCACACAGGGACGGACGGAACGAGTTCAACGATGGTGGCGAAGCGGGACTTGACCGGCTCCAGAATCCCGGAGACGCCAGCCCTGTCCTTGCGGCGGTTGGTCGCGGCGACGAAGCGAACCTCGTCGCTGATCTTCACGCCGTTGATTTCGCGGGCCAGCAGCAGTTGCATGAGCGGCTTCTGCACCGCCTCGGCAGCTTGACCGAGGTCATCGAAGAAGATGACCAGCGGCTTCTTCGCCTTGAGCATGGCGAGCAACTCACCATACGGGAGGAAGCGAGCCTCGCCGTTGACGATGGCAGGCAGACCCTTGTAGTCGATGGGTTCCGACGTGACGGGGTGGAGGATCAGGTAGTCGAAGCCGAGCAGCTTGCAGGCAGCGATGATGCAATCGGTCTTGCCGATTCCGGGAGCGCCGGTCACAAGGACCGGCTTGTTTCCCATGACGTACAGCTTGAGGATGACGGTGAGGTCGGAGTGACTCACCGAATTGGCGGCGATCAGAGACATGGTGTTTCCTTTCATAGCCCCGGAGGGCTTGTGAGTTGGACAACGGTGAAGCGGCAAACAGTTTATTCGTCGGTGAATATCCTTGTCAAGAACTTTTTTCGGTACGAAGTACCGTGGTGAAATGGAAGTCCTTTCGACCCTCGTACAGCGCACGCCCCACCTTCATGAGCGTCTTCGGAAGCGCGACGTTCCTGCGCCACTCGTCCGGGATTCCCTCGATACCGTACAGCGCCCCGGCAATCTGCCCGGTGATAGCGCCAATGGTGTCGGCGTCGCCGCCAAGGTTCACCGCCTTGAGCACTGCGGTCTTGAACGTCTTCGTGGTGCGAAGGCATTCGAGTGCGCACCACAGGGACTCGGGAGCGTAGCCGGATGGGCGCATCTGCGGAATGCGCATGGTGCCTATGCCGCACAGGCCCACGTCAGCGCCCTCCGGGGTGCGGTACGAGAGCGGGCCGGACATCATCTCGATCCGTCCGTCCAGCGCATCCATCAGGACCGAGGCCATGATTTCCACGCAGTCGAGAACGATGGGGGAGGCGTGCGTCGTGGATGATGAAGCGACCGCAGCGCACAGCGCCTTCTCCCGTGACTCGCTGAATGCCAGCACGGCAGGGGCAAGACGCATCAGTGAGCCGTTGCCGGAATCGAACTTGCCTCGTCCGGGGTACGGCACCTTGGTCCTGTGCCAGCGTTCGAGAGCGGCCTTCGTGGTGAGTCCGATGTCGAAGCATCGCCCGTTCGATGAGTAGCGACCGTACTGATACCAACTCCAGTACCGCAAGAGTTGATCCGTTGGATCGATGGTCTTCGTGATGACGATGCTGTCCGCCATGGCGAGCGCCATGGACGTGTCATCCGTCCACTCGCCAGCCTTCAGGTTGAACGGCCCGCCGTCTCGGAAGGACTTGACCTTCGTGAACGTGCCAGCCTCCTTGAACTCGACGGGAGCGCCAAGGGCGTCGCCGATGGCGAGGCCCATGATGCTGCCGGTAAAGCGATCAATCAGTTTCATAGATGCCTTTCAGTATTTGACATCGACCTCGACGGGGATGAAGCGAACGCGCTTTCGTCGATGGTTGATGTACGGGTGAGGATCAAGGACGTGGTAGATCGAGTGACCGTACCGACCATCCGAGTGCTTGGACACAACGGCGACCGCATTGGAGCGGGCACGCCGCCGCAGGTTTTGCCCTGTGCCGTGGGGGAAGGAGTGAATCTGATGCCCCAACCACAGGGCTTTCAAAGCGTCCCGCTTGTCCTTGTGAAGACGCGAGAGCTTCAGCTTCACAGCGTCACCGTGGGATGAACCACGTTGATCTGGATGCCGAAACGCTTGATGGCGTCCAGCGTCCGGCGCGTCAGCGTGCTGGTCTGCGCCACGTTGGCGAACAACTTGGCGGCTTCGTCCTCCGGGTAGAAGACTTCGATGCCGTAGTTCTTCTCGCGGCGCACGGTGATGTGGGTGATTGCCATGCTTGACCTCCCTTCAGTCGTAGTATTTGCCGATGGGCACGACGGGGACTTCAGTGCCCTGCTTGGTGGCGAGATTCGCCTTGTGGCGGAACGCCCGTTCGTCCCGCTTCATTGCCTGCTTGCCTGCCTTGGTGCCCTTGCCGCGCTTGCACTGAGCACAGGAGCAGGACTTCGGGTGGAGCTTGGTGTTCAAATGTCCTCCTTGTGGTAGAGGGAGTGGATGGTCTTGATGTCGAGTTCCTCGACCAGACAGCCGTGAGCGAGGTCGTGGAGGTACTCCTTGATCTTGTTGCGGTCGCGCCCCGTGATCCGGATGTCAATCTCGTGGACCATGGAAGCCTTGACGGAGACACGGTGCTCGGTCCAGCCGTCGTACCCGCCTTGCGAGTCCATGTGGTGAAAGTCCATCTGGAACACGAGACGGTCGCCAGTGCTGGCCTCGACATCGATCTTGGTGCCGCAGTCCACGCCGGAGCCGCTCGGCATGAAGTTCTTCGTGAGCAGTTCGGCGCGGGCCTTGTGGCGGCGGAGCCAGTCAGGGTCGCCGAGGAACGAGCCGTCTTGGAGACCGGCGTTGACACGGTGGAAGGCGTCCACCAAGGTTGCGAGTTCGCGGTAGAGCTTCATCAGAATTCCTCCTGAAGTTTCGGCATTCCGTACCACTCACGAGCGCACATCGCCATGTCGTCCTGCCAGCGGTGGTTGCGGTCGAAGTAGCCGGAGTCGCCGAGGTTGAATGCCTCACCCGCCACTCGGGTGAAGTCGTCGTAGAACAGCGGGTCGTCGCTCTCGAACAGGTCCGCCGCAATCGGGCAGTCCTCGTTGCCATAGAGCATGAACGACTTGAAGGAAACGTCCTTCGTGGACGGCAGGACGTGGCGAAGCCAGTCGCAGTCCTCGGGTTCGTTGAAGAATCGTGCTTTCATGTGGCCTCCTAGATGAACGTGACTTCGTTGATGCGGAACCATCCGGTGATCGGGGTGCCGTGCTCGTCCTCGACGCCTTTGCCGTGGACCATGGTGCCGGAGCGTTCGTCGCACACCCACCGTGCCGCGATGTCTCGCGGAAACACGGGTGAGGGTGATTTCAGCTTGAACGTCCCGCCGACAGTCGGGAGCTTTGTTTCAGCCATGGTCTTCCTCCGCTTGCTTGAACTGGTTGAGGAGGTACTCGAACGTCTCGGTATCGAGATACCCCTTGCCGACACGCAGAACCGAATCGCGCACCGGGCCTGCCGTGAGGATGCGTTCAGCCGCCTCACGCTTGATGACGAACCAGCGGCGAGAGATGTACGCCCCGCCGATGTTGGTGTAGCCCTCCTTGTAGGTGGGCGACGCCTCGATCAACGTGATGCCCTGCGCCATCCCGGCTTTGCACTTCGGGCACGGCTCCGCAGAGATGATCGAGTGACGCGGCGCTTCCCTGCCGCCGTTCGCCCCGAGGAGGCCGATGGTGCCGTCCTCCTCGCCGCACCAGAGGCAGACGCCAAGCGTCGGGTTGAGACCGTGCTCCTTGCTGATTGAGATTCGCATGTCAGACTCCTTCCGTGATCACGTCACGCTGGTTCCAGTACCGCTCCTCGCGGGCTTCGGCAAGAGCTTGCCGCCATGCCTGACGGCGCTCCTCCATGTCGTTCTCGACGGCATCGCCGATGAGTTCGCAGGCCATCTCCTTCCAGTAGTCGCCCTCATCCTCGAAGCCGCCGCACGATTCGGTCATGACCTCGTGCTCCTTGTCGAAGACGCGGAAGTGACCGTCGCCCTTGATGGTGCGGTACAGGGTGACGGTGCAACCGATCCAGTGCCACTCGTTGTTGAGCCAGCGGCGGAGCCAGTCGGCGTTCTCCTCGACCGCCTTCACGGCCCGCTGTTTCTTGGTCATGCCCTCCAAGTCGGCGCGGCATCCCCATCCGTCCTTCAGTGCGACGGCGAGAGAGGCGTTGAAGTCGTACACGTAATCCCACTGGTTGCGGTCGCCCTTGTGCAAGATGCGCTCGTTCGGCGACTTGCTGATGTGCCCCGTGTAGTTGGTGCTGGCGGTGCGGATGCCGACAACGCAGCCGTCCATCTCCTTCCACGGCTCACGCATGCATTCGTCGTACCAGAGTTCGACCTTGGCGCAGTAGCCGTGACCGAGGTCAATGCGCTCTCCGCCGTCGAAATACTGTCCATAGGACGGGAGTTGTTCAGGTTTCATGCTTGCTCCTTCGTAGCCCCGAGGGGCTTTCGATGTGCCGGAATCCGTCCGGCGCGGTCTTCAGGCTTCGCCGGTGGCGAGGTACTTCAGGTTGAACCAGTGCCCGTTGTCGGTCAGGACGAGGTAGCCCATCGGCCCGCCGAGGCAGTAGTACAGGTCGCGCTCGCTCCAGTAGAACCGCTGATCCTTGTTGACGCCGAGACGGTGGAGCAGCTTGGTTGCGAGTTCCGCCTGCCGCTCGCAGAACTCGATCCGATCCTTCTCGGGAAGACCCTTCGGCCTTTCGAGTTCGATCCAGATGCGGTCCTTGTGTTCCTTGGTGACGGGCTTCGCTTTCGCTTTGCGTGCCATGAGTGACTCCTAGTTGTGGTGGTAGAGTTTGCCGTCGTCGCCGAGGTACAGGCCGAACGTCCCATAGGGGTGCGCCGACTCGGTGAGCGCCCTGCCCACGGGGCCGTGACCACGGTCCCAGAAGCCAGCGCCGTGACGGTTACGGGTGAGCAGGAAGTCGTGCCCCGCCTGCTCGTCGGTCCAGCGGCCTTCGGCCCGCCAGATTTCGGCGTTGTCGCCCTCGAAGGACTTGCAGTCCTCCTCGATTGCCTTGAGCGTCTCGTCGGACAGGTCGGAGATGTCCATATCCTCCAGCCCGTTATCGACGGTGCATTCGGACCAGAGCAGGCACTCGATGTAGCCCTTGGTGAAGGCGCTCAGTTCGTCAGTCTTCATGCTCATCCTCCTCGGTGATGATGGTGGTCTTCATGGTCTTCGTGTCGAGGCGCACCTTGACGCGATAGCCTTCGTAGCGGTCGAATTCGTCCCGAGTCTCCCTCTGGAGCTTCTCGCCCATTTCGATGAAGGCATCCAGCGCCTTGTGCTGACGGTGCCTGCCGTACAGCCTCACCGCCCTACGGTAGCCCTTGCGGAGCCAGCCGAGCATGGTGTAGCGGCAGGAGCGGAGCTTGCGCATTCCCTCCTCGTGCTCCTCGGAGTCGAGTTCGGACTTCGCAAGGTTGATGCAATAGTCGATTGCCCTCTCGAACTCCGACTCTTGCATGGCGTCCAGCGGACGGGTTCGTCCGGGGTGGCGGATGTCCCTGCCCTCGTACCAAGCGTCACGGAACACGTCCATGAGGAGCGAGGAGCCGAGATGCTGCCACGTATCGTTGATGTTCTGGGCCATGCGGCCCATCGAGTACCAGCCGTTCTCGGTGCGGACGTAGACGGAAGCGCCGAGAGCGAGCAACTCATCGACGTAGCGATCAGATTCGCCGCCGATGTGCTCCATGACATCGTGGCCGACCATGGTGGCCTCGAAGGCATTCGCCTTTTCCATCCCGCGAGGAACCCAACCGGCACCGCCGTAGTCCTCATCGCTTTCGGTGTACACGAACTCTCGTTCGATGATCATTTTGACCTCCTTCAAGGTTCGAGTCGGAGCGACTCTCGATACCCTGCAAGCAGGGCATCGGGCGGCGCTCAGGCTTGCCACTTCCCGGACGGCGGCAGGATGTAGCTGTGATCGCCGCGACCGTTCGCCTTCCACTTGGCGAGCGTGTCTTCTGCGGCTTCCTTGGTCTCGAACGACATGATCGTCGTCATCTCGTTCGGAGGATCGGTGACGAGGTTCCAGCGAACCTTGTCCCAGAGCGGCGTAGGGTTGCGCCGCTGCGCTTGCTGCTGGTGCCACGTAGCCATGAGTCCCTCCTCAGATGACCGGCAGGTTGACCTTGTACTTCCACTCCTCGCCGAAGCTCTCGACGATCTGCTTCGCCATCTTGACCGTCTCCTCATTGCGGAGGTCGAAGTTGCCAGCGTCGGCGTCTTTCGCCCACTGATCGATGCAGGCCAGCATCAGGGCAAATGACCCTTGCTGGAGAGTCCGGTGCGTGCCGTGGCACATCCGGGTGGCGAAGCAATGGCGGGCAGTCGCGCCGGACCAGCGATTCGCAAAGTCCGAGATGGCCCCCACTGCGGTTTGTGCTTCTTGGTACGAGTCAGGCATGGTACGCTCCTTGAACCGGGCAAGCCGCCCGGAGAGCGCCCCGCAGGGCGCAATCCGTGGGGTTCGTCCTGAGCGATCTGCCGATTAGGCGGCAGCGGCGTTGCGGGCCTTGATCTCAGCGACCCGGCCATACGGGTCGATCTGGCGATACAGGGCACGCTTCACCTTCTTGATCGCCGTCTTCGTCGTGAGCGCCCCGGTGATCATCTTCGCCAGATCGTTGTCGTCCATCTCGGCAACGAGTTCGCAGCCCCAGAACACGCCGGGGTTGGCGGCGAGTTCGCGCACTTCCTTGATGAAGCGGGCCATCGTGGCGTCGATTTCGACGATGGTCTCGGCACCCTTGGCGATGGCGGCGTCCACGGCAGCGGACAGGATGGTCTTGGCGGTCTTCTTGGACATGGTGTTTCCTTTCGTAGCCCCTCGGGGCTTTCAGTTGCAGGCAGTCACGGTCGCCTGCTGCACCGCTTGAGGACGCTGCGCCGCCTCAGTGTGCGGCACCCTAGAGCGACTCGTGTGTTCGCTCAGTCGGGCCGAGGCAGCGCCCTCAAGACATCCGCCAATTCGTACATGGGTTCGACAGGGCACCGTGTCCCTGCTGTACCTTGAGGCGGATCGATTGTGGTGCTCCGGACTGGCTTTTACTCGGATGCGGCATCTGCCGTCGCCCTTGCGCTCTCCGCCACGATTGCCAGTCGCAGTTTCGAGCAGGTCTTGCCCCGAGGTTCGTTGGAGCCTCACGCTCCACCCTTGCCTTCGCACCTTCACAGTGATCGCTTGCCGTAGCCCCAAGGGGCTTTCGGTAGCGGACTGGCTCTTTTGCCAGCGCAGCTTGCGGCTCTCTCCCGACACTGGATGCCTCCAGCTTCATGGGGATCGACTAACGTCCGACCGCCAGACTCTCTTGTAGGGCGCTGTCTCGTCGCGCCGCTTTGCAGTGTCCACCGGGTTTGGCATTGGCCGGATTCCGGTGGTTCGGTGCTGCAAATTGGCCTCCACTTTATCCATCGGTGAATACTTTGTCAACCCCCCCCCTTTCGAGTTACTCCTACGGAGTAAAAAAATTTTCAACGCGCGCTACGAAGGGCGCACACGAGATCACGCGGCTGCGGCGGGCGCGGCGCGAGCGCGTGAGCACGGCGCGGTTGCGTGCGCGGCGCGTGCTGCGTAGAATCCCCGTGTCCACACTTCATCCTGCCGAATCATGATCAGGTCGGCATCAAGAATCGCACGCTCGTGCGTCTCTGCTCCGGAGAGGGTCCGGGGCATTACTCTCTCGCTGCCCTCGGGACCGCGCCGCAACCCTTCCATGGCCCTCCTTCAGCCATGTGCGGCACGCGCTTGCCAGAGCGCCGGTCCTGAGTGGCGGCGAGCCAATCTGTGAAGGAATCGCCATGAAGATCATCCCGACTGTGGGCCGCATGGTCCACTACATCCCCCAGACCAACACGGCACGCATGCCCGGTCAGCCCTGTGCCGCCGTGATCGCCGCCGTGCTGGACGAGAACACCATCAACCTGACGGCATTCGATGCCAACGGGTTCCCCTACGGGGTCCAGAACGTGATGCTCTATCACGGCGATCCCGAGGCGCAGACGCCGCCCGAGGTCGGCTACGCGCAGTGGATGCCCTACCAGCAGGGGCAGGCCGCGAAGACGGAGGACGTGACCGGCGCTCTCACCGCCCGCGTGGCCGCACTGGAGGAGTCCCTGAAGCTCCTCCAGACGCCCGCCGAGCCTGCGCCCAAGACCGACAGCGTGCCCGAGGGCACGAACGGCCCCGGCCCCGGCCCCGCCGACGCTCCCGCCCCGGCTCCGACCGCAGGCGAGCCTTCGGCTGACGCGCAGTCGGCGCAAGCGCCCGCTGACGCCCCGGCTGGCGATCAGGCTCCCGCCTAGCCGTGGAACTGCTCCTGAAGGCATGGAGGCGTACAGCCGCCTCCACGATCTCGAAGCTGGAGGTCGATGGCACGCCTCAGTGCTACGTGCTGGAGGACGCCGTTCGAGAGGTTCCGGGGGAGCCGGTCGCGTCATGGAAGGTCCATGGCGAGACGGCAATCCCCTCGGGGCGCTATCGGGTGGTCCTGACCCAATCGGCCCGCTTTGGCCGCATCCTGCCGCTCCTCGAAGGTGTGGAAGGGTACGAAGGTATCCGTATCCATCCGGGGAACACCGCTGCCGACACGGACGGATGCCTGCTCCCCGGTCTTTCAGCCGGGGAAGACTGCGTGAATCACAGCAGGGACGCATTCGAGGCGCTGTTCGAGAAGATCGAGGCGGCGATCAGTGCGGGCGATGAGGTCTGGATCACCATCGACCGGAATATCCACGGGTGAAAGGTTTCACGTGAAGGCTTTTCACAACCCATTGATCCATCAATGAAAAAGTGTGGCAAATGCGGTAATTGGCACAGCAGGAAAGCGGGGAAACGCTTCGCCGCCTACTGCTGCGCCTGCCACGCTGCCTACATGCGAGCACACAGGCCGAAGCACTCCGAACTTCGGCCTTTGGCACGCCTGAAGGCGAGCGCAAGGGCTTATGCCAAGGTGTACCAGCGCCGAGGCAAGTTGATCCCTCAGCCGTGCGCCTGCGGCTCTACCGATGTCGAGAAGCATCATCCCGACTACACGAAGCCTTTGCTGGTGGAGTGGGTCTGCAAGGCTTGCCACAGGTAGAAGCATCATGCTGCCGATGCCGTCGCTCACGTTTAAGTTGCTGATCCTGTTGATCAGCGTCATTGCGGTTTTCGGCTCTGGCCTCTATGTTGGCGTCGAATGGGAACTCGGCAAGCAGGCGCGACTCGATGCCAAGGAGCGGAGCGCCGTGATCGACAGTCTGGTGAAGCAACGGGCCGACGATCAAGAGGGACTCATGGCCGTACACGAGCTTCTTGTCGATGAGCAAGAAGCTAGGCGCAGGGATGGACTCGTATGGGAAAGGAAGGTGCGTGATGCAAAGCCTCAAAGCCTCGCCGTTTGCACTGATCAGCCGCAGGGCGGCGGCACTGCTGCCGCATCTCCTGACGGTGATCGCGTTGCTCTTACTCTTGAGTTTGTCGGGTTGTGGAACGACGCCCTCTGTGAAGGCAATGCCTCTGCCGCTTGTCGATCCCGAACTGATGACCCCGCCTTCAGCGCCGGTTTTGCTCTACCCAAGGACATCCTCGGGAACGTCAGGGCCAACGCGGAAGCCTGTGCTGCCGACCGGGCAAGGCTCGCAGGGTGGCAACTCTGGGCCAAGAAACGCGGATTCATAAGGGGGGAATGATGGAAGACTTGCTCGCAGCCTTCGGGCTTTCCAAGGTCTCGGTGCTCACCGGGTTTCTCGGCTCTGCGCTCGCGGCCTTCCGCGCAAAGCTCAACAAGATCGAGACGGTCGCCTATTTCCTTGTAGGCTTCTGCGTCGCTCTATGGGGTGCCCCGGCCATCGTTCACTGGTTCAAGCTCCCGGAAGACCCCTCGATGATCGGCGCTCTGGGCTTCGCTCTGGGGTTCTGGGGCATGTTCATGCTGGATGCCATCCGCTCCGTGGAGTGGAAGAAGATCATCGAGGGATGGCTCTCTCGCGGAGGCTCAAAATGAACGACGCCTTGTTCGTCCTGTCGGTGGCCGTGATCGGAATCATCGCCTTCATTCTCGTGTTCGAGCACCACTACGAGGACGGAGTGGTCGGGCGAGCGGCGCTCGGCATCGTCGCCTTGATGTCGATCTCCGTGGTGTTCTCCGAGATTGCCGGGGATAGGTACGGCATGCCGCCAGAGGTAACGTGGCTCCTCGTGGGGGTTGCCATCTTCATGGTGAGGCACTATTATCGGTTCCTCTGCTACACCAAGTTTGGTCGCTACATCTGGACTGGCATCCAGAGACCGAACGATTCGATGGAGGATCGAACATGCCCAAGATCACCGGACAGCGCGGGGTCGTAGACCGCGAGCAGTCCCACATCCACCAGCCCGCCTTCGCGGGCTTTCGCGTTTCTGGAGCCACAGCATGAGCATGCAGATCATCCGTGGAGTCCCTCCGATCATCGACGAGATCGATGCGATCTTCAAGGTCAAGGGGAAGCCGGTGGTGTACGCATGGGGTGACATCCTCTACAACCCGGAGGATGTCCCGGTGCCTGCGTGGCTGATGGCTCACGAGTGCGTCCACAGGGAGCGCCAAGGCGACCGCAGCGATGCCTCGATCCGGAAGTGGTGGGACCGCTACCTCTATGACCGGGAGTTCCGTCTGGCTGAGGAGTTGCCCGCGCACCGTGCTGAACTCGGGACGTTCAAGAACGTGGTGAAGGACCGCAATCAGCGCATCGTCGCCGCTCGATTCATGGCGAATCGACTGGCATCCGCCGTCTACGGCAACATGATCACCGAGGCTCAGGCTCTCCGCCTGCTGTTGAATCGATGAAGGGCTTCCTCATCAAGACCATCCCGCACTGCCTTTGGCTGGCGTATGGTCAGAACCAGATCGATCAGCGTCTCATGATGGGCATGTACAACCGCATGAAGTTCGAGGCGGAGCATCCTGCTCTGGTGGCGATGCAGCGTCGCCGCTCTTTCAAGGGAGGCTGAAATGGGCGTGCTCAAGAACCCTCGTTGGGAGATCGTGGCGCAGGAGATCGCCAAGGGGGCGACCCAGACCGATGCCTACGCCAAGGCGTACCAGAAGGCCAAGCGATCCACCTGCCGCGACGCCTCTACCGCTCTGATCCGGAACCATCCCGAGGTCATGGAGCGGGTGACGGAGATTCTCCGGCGCAAGGCTGACAACGATGTCCAAGCCAGCAAGGCCGCTCTGGCTGAACTGAAGTTCACCAAGCAGGACGTGCTCCGTGCTGCCGTCGAGAACCTCGAAATGGCGCTTACGCGGCGCACGGTGAAAGCCAAGCGCGGTCGCACCATTTTGGTCAAGGTGAACAAGGTCGTGGAAGGGGAGTTCGGCCCCTACACCGAATGCAAGCGCACCAAGATCGGAGGTCTCCAGCCCATCCTCGTTGACGACACCGTGATCATCCTGAAGGATGTCGAGGTCTACGAGAGGGACGGGCCGACTGCCTCTAAGATGGTCGAGTTACTCGGGCGTGAGCACGGCATGTTTATCGAGACGAAACGGATCATCGACGATCCGCTCGATGTCGTGCCGGAGGACAAGGTGAAGGATGTCCTCGACATCATCAATCAGGCCATTGCGAAGCAAGAGGCAGAGGAGAAGGCGAAGTGAAGGCGTGCTGCAAGAACTGCGAGTATCTGGAGGTCTTGCCGAACGCCGCCGGGAAGCGCGTGGTCCGGAAGGACTACACGTATCCCTGCCTCGCTCCGCTGCCGCCGAATCCGGTGGTCCCGGATTGCATCTCGGAGCACTACGCCTACAAGGCCATCTCGGTCTCTCCGAGGCGGCGCATGGAAGGCAGCGAGGGCACGCTCTGCCCGATCTTCAAGGCGAGGAAGAAGTGACCATTGAACGCTCTGGGGGAGGCCCGCTCCCCGATGATTATCTCGACATCAACCCGGCGACGGGGCAGCAGAAGGCATACGTGGTGCTCTCGCCGGAGGAGCGAGCCAAAGGCTTCGTGCGTCCGGTGCGCCGCTCCTACATCCACAAGCCTTGCGGCACTCTGACGACGATGGCTCAGGACATTGCCGAGACCTATGCCCGGAACCCGAAGTTCTACTCGGGAACCTTCTGCTGTGGTTGCAAGACCCATTACCCCCTGAATGAATTCGTGTGGGACGGCACGGATGAGGTCATGGGGAGCGATGTCGAGGTCAAGCCGCTCCCGGCCCCGCTGCGTGACCTGATCGCCGAGGCTGAAGCCAATGCGGTCGCCCCAAGGCCGGGGCTGGTGCGCCCGAGGATCGAGGTCACGGACCAGATGGTGAGCCGCTTTCTCTGCATGCCGCTGCCGCGCACCTTTTCCCCTGACGGTGCCATCTCGTTCCAGCTTCTTACCGCTGGAGGTCTTCGAGACTGGCCTGTGGGCACGAATCTTTTCACCGCCGAGGAAACGAAAGCGATTCTGGATCATGTCCTCAACGGCTGAGACCGAATGGGTGGCTACGCCGCTCGGAAAGGCTTACCTCGAAGCCGTGAAGGAGGCGGTGGACTTGGGCACGGCCCGGATTCAGCGCACGGAGATGTTCCGAGAGGCGATGAAGTGGCAGGCAAGGGTGAATCGCCACGAGGATTTGCTCGCCGAATTGGTCCGCAGATACCCCAACGTCGCCGCCGACATCGACGGCATCCGGCTGAGGCATTCCCTGTGAGCGATGACATCCGCTCCCTGCTGAACCGGATGGTTGCCACGGACATCCGGGCCAGCCGCCTGAAGGTCTCTGACGCGATCCTCCAGCAGTTGACTTTGCTGGAGGCGCACGAGAGAGACCTGACCGCACTCGTGGGACGGCTCTGCCGGGAGATCAGGCGCACCAACCCTGACAGCGCCTTGGCATTCGAGGCAACTTCCTACTTGATCAGGGAGAAGCTCACTTCTCCCTTGAGGGAAAATCGTGAGTGAGTCGAAGCGCATCTCGTTCGAGATGACGGGGCATCAGCTTGCCCTGCTGAAAGCCCTTGCCGAGTCCGGCTTGTACGGCAACACCATCGGGGAAGTCGCCTATTTCCTCGTGCTGGACGGCTTGGCGCGCAAGGTGGAATCCGACCTGTTCCGAAAACTGGAGCATACGCGGGTGGTTCTGGGGATCGAAAAATGACCGATGACGAGTTGCTGAGGCTCAGGATTGAGGTTGCCTCGCGGATTGTCGCCGCTGAAGTGGTGCGAATCGGCAAGTCAACGGCCCCGAGGGGTCGTGCTGATAGCGCCGTGTATCAAGCAGACCAGATCATTCTGGCGGCAATGGACCGTGCCGAACGGTTCGATTTCGAGGTTTCCGCACTGAAAAAGAGGCTGGAGAAGTCGTGAAGAACCCTGCCAATTTCACCCGAGAGACCGCCGCCACCGTCAAGGTCGGCGAGACGGTGATCCCTGATCCGCTCTGGAATCAGACCGAGCGCCCGGTGAACCGGATGCCCAAGGTAGCCGTGGTCGAGGGCATCAGGCACGAGAAGTGCCAGACCGGGCACCTGTTTCTGGTCGGCAAACGCTGGCTGGATGCCGGATGGTTCCGGAGGGTCGAATGATGGACCGCAGGGCTTTCCTGCGCGGGCTGGCGGCTGCGGTCGCGGCGAAGCTGCCCCTGCCTGTATTCCCGGCCCCGCCAAGCCCTGCCAGCGCCCCGGATGGCCTGCTGCGTGGGGAGTTGGGAGTCTGGGAAGGGATCAGGATTCACCGGGGCAACGGAGACGGCCCGGAAGGCGTCATGACCCTTGCCATGCTGGATCGCTGCCGGGATGCCGTGAAAGGCCACGAGGTATCGCCCTGCTGGATCGATGATGATGGCGCATATGCCATGGTCATTCACCCCGAGAATGTCTGGTACACCGCCCTTCGTGGTGACGAATGAGTGTCATCGACCTATCCGCCGCCCGAGAGTACCTCGAAAAGCTCAACCGGGATGAGTTGAAAGCCCTTCGGGCTGGCTTCGAGAAGCGGCTCAGGGAATCCGGGCTGGCGACCTATCAGCCCTACCGGAAGCAGATCGAGTTCCATCGCCTCGGAACAGAGTACCGTGAGCGCCTGCTCATGGCCGCGAATCAGGTCGGGAAGACCGTGGCTGCGGGCGCTGAGGTAGCCATGCACCTGACCGGGCGCTACCCGAACTGGTGGAAGGGCAGGGTCTTCGACCGTCCTGTAGCCGGATGGGCCGCTGGCGTGACTGCGGAAGCGACTCGGGACAACCCTCAGCGCATCCTTTTGGGGCGTCCGAACGCTTGGGGCACCGGGATGATCCCGAAGAATGCCTTCGCCGAGCAACCGACCCTGAACCGCTCCGTCGCCGATGGAGTGGACACGCTGATCGTGCGCCATGGCGGAGGAGGAGACATCCAGAGCGGAGAGTCGATCCTCCAGTTCAAGAACTACAACCAAGGCCGGGAGAAGTTCCAAGGCGAAACCCTCGACTTCGGCTGGTGCGACGAGGAGCCGCCCGAGGATGTGTACATCGAGTTCCTGACCCGTCTTCAGGCCAAGGAAGACGCCATCATGCTGATGACGTTCACCCCGCTCCAAGGCATGAGCCTTGTGGTCAAGCGGTTCATGGTGGACAAGAAGGTCGGAACCATCATCGTCTCGATGACGCTTGAGGACGCGGAGCACTACTCGGAGGAGCGCAGGAAGGAGATCGAGGAGAGCTATCCGGAGCACTTGAGGGACGCGAAGGCGAGAGGGATTCCGGTGCTTGGCTCTGGTGCTGTGTTTCCCATTCCGGAGCAGCAGATCGCAGTCCAGCCGTTCGAGTTGCCCGCGCACTGGCCGCGACTGGCTGGAATCGACTTCGGATTCGATCACCCGACCGCCGTCTCGTGGTTGGCTCTCGACAGAGACACCGACACCACGTACCTCTATGCGACTCACGGAGCGAAGCGGCAACCAGTCGCCGTACACGCGAGCGCGATCAGGGCGAAGGGCGACTGGATTCCCGTCGCATGGCCCAAGGATGGCAACAACGAGACCGCCGCTGGCCCTGCTCTGGCGAAGCAATACCGGGACGAAGGCATCAACATGCTGGCGGAGCACGCCACGCTGCCGGAGAACCCCGGAGGCAAGGCGGAGAACACGCCCACCAGCCGCGTGAGTCTCGAAGGCTCAGTGGGTCAGATGCTCGCCTCGATGATCGGAGGGACTTTCAAGGTCTTCTCGACCTGTGGCCCATGGATCGAGGAGTTCCGCCTGTATCACCGCAAGGACGGGATCATCGTCAAGGAGATGGACGACTACCTCGACTCCTCGCGCTACGGCTGGATGATGCGCCGCTTCGCCGCTCTGGCACCCTCGAATCAGGTAGCCGCCATCCGTGGCCGCACCCGCGCCTCATGGCGAGCGGCCTGATTCTGTGGTGCAACGCAGCAAACGGTATCGAAAAACACGGTGCTGAGACCAGAGAAATGTGACATTTTGTGATGCAGCGCAACAAATCATCCCTTCAGTCGCATCATCTGGCTTGGCTCTCGGCGCACCCGGAGCGCACGCAGGAATGGCTCTGCGCCGCTCTGGCGGAGGGGGAGTGATGGCCTCAATCAACAGCATGAACAGCATGTTTGAAACCGCCGAGCAACGTGCGAAACGGGAAAAGTACGAAGCAGAGCGAAAAGCGTTTTTCGAGTCCATTCCCAAGCGAGCAGAGCAAACGCTCATTGTCGGGCAGCCAAACGAATCGCTTGTCGAGGAACTTCGCAAACAATTGTCGGAACTCGGCGCATTGCGTGCGCTTGACCTGCAACGCATCGCCGCCCTCGAAGCCGACCTCGCCCGCGTGACGGCGGAGCGGGATGAATGGGTCGCAAAGTGGAAAGAGATGCGCCGCATGTTTGCAGAGGCGAAGTATCCGGGCATGACTAACATCGTCAAAGTTATGGATGGCGACGCCGCCCGCAAGGAGGGAGCGTGATCGAATGGCACACAGGCGATCCGCCCGACACTGGCGACGAATTCATCGGATCGACGGGCTGCGCAAGGCTGGAGCCACCATCGCTGGAGAGACGGTCAAGCGCCACCCCAACCTGTTCAGCAAGGAGATGTACCAATGAGGCTCACCGAGTATCGGATCACGGTCCTGCGCCCCGTCAACGTGACGCATGCCGTCCTGCCGGAAGGGATCGCGGAGGACTTGACCGTGTACGCGGAGACCATGCCGCTCGCTCTGGAGATCGCCTGTCGCACCGTGCCCGCAGCCTCGATCATCTCGTGCCATGCTGGACTGATGGGCGGACCCCGGACGTTCTGGAAGCAGCCCGATCCTCTGGACCGCACGCAGAAGCCATCCTTCCCATTCCCCAGAGAGGAGTAACCCCATGATTACGCTCACCAATCCCGAGGCATTGACCCTTCTCGTGTGCGCCGTGCTGGCGCTGATCTGCGCCTATGCCTTCGGGTGGGCAAACGGGCACGAGAGCCGGTGCGACTCCTGCAACCTTGAGCCGGAGGACGGGGAGTCGCAGGACGAGAAGAATCGCCGCATGGCGGCAAGCCTCGCGGCCATGCCCCTTGGCGCTGGCATGCCGCTTTCGGCATCGCTGCCGGGGTGGTCGGCATCGGCCTGATGGGCGCTGCCATGTCAGCCAGAGCGGATGACGAGCGCCCCGTGGAAACCCCGCGTGATCCTTCGCCCATGGTTTCGGGCGGCGGCGGCGACTTCGGCGGTTCCGGTGCTGATGAGCAATTCTGAGCATGCTGGCTTTTGCGGGCGCATGGGCGTAGAGTTGGCGAAACCCTTCACCGAGCAGGAAGACCGCGCCCATGGGTAGCCCGCAAGACTTCATGGTGTATGACGACTCGGCGATCTCGCGCATTCAGCGTCAGACACAGGGACTCTACGGAGACCCTCTCACTCTCCAGCCGCAGGAGTTCCACAACTACCTGAGCGAGCTTCGCTGGCAACCCTCATGGCGCAATGAGGCGGACAAGGCCGTCGATTACTACGACGGCAATCAGCTTGACGCCGAGACCCTCGCCCTGCTGGAGAACAAGGGCATGGGGCCGCTGATCAACAATGTGATCGCCCCGGTCATCAATGTGGTCCTCGGGATGGAGGCCAAGACTCGCACGGACTGGCGCGTGACTGCCGACGACCAGCAGAATCAGCCGGTCGCGGAGGCACTCTCGGCGAAGATGATCGAGACGGAGCGGCAGTCGCGTGCGGACAGGGCGTGCGCGGACGGCTACGCGGGGCAGATCAAGGCCGGGATGGGATGGGTCGAGGTCAGCCGGAGCGCGAACCCCTTCGAGTACCCGTACCGTGTCGAGTCGATCCATCGCCGCGAGGTCTATTGGGACTGGCGCGATCAGTCCCCCGACCTGAAGAAGTCGCGCTTCCTCCTGCGCAAGCGGTGGTATGACGTGGATCAAGGCGCGGCATACTTCCCCGATCATCAAGACATCCTGCGCGATGCCGTGGGTGATCCGTACCGCTACGCCCTGCGCCGCTCCGTGATGGGCACGACCCTGAACCAGTCCTTCGAGTTCGAGCGGGGCTTGGACATCGAGGACTTCGAGCAGTGGCGTCAGATGGACCGCAGGCGCATTTGCTTCTACGAGGTCTGGTATCGCCGCTGGCAGCGGGGCAACGTCATCTCGTTCATCAATGGCGATGTGGCGGAACTGAACCCGCGCAACCCCCTGCACATGCAAGCCCTGTCCATGGGCACGGCCCGCGTCAGCGAAGCCGTGTACGCCAAGATGCGCATGAGCATCTGGGCAGGCCCGCACAAGGTTCACGACTGCGCCTGCTCCGACGATGGCACGCCCTACGTCCCCTTCTGGGGATACCGCGAGGACCGCACCGGGGTGCCCTACGGTCTGATCCGCTCGATGATCAGCCCGCAGGATGAGGTCAACGCCCGCCGCCAGAAGATGATGTGGCTCCTCGGGGCGAAACGCCTGATTGCCGACAGTGACGCCATCGATCTGCAACTGAACGATTGGGCCACAGTCATGCAGGAGATCGGTCGCCCGGACGCGGCGATCATGCTGAACAAGGCCCGCCAGAACAAGGACGGGTTCCAGATCGATGACAACATCGGCATGGCGAAGGAGCAGTTCGAGGTCTTGATGGAGGCGAAGCACTCCATTCAGGAGGTCGTGGGCGTGTTCCAAGCCATGCTCGGGGAGGGCAAGTCCGGGCAGTCCGGGCAGGCCATCGCGTCTCTGGTGGAGCAGGGCACCGCCGCTCTGGCGGAGATCAACGACAACTATCGCTTTGCCCGTAGGGCAGTCGGCGAGAAGCTCATGGCCCTGATCAGGCAGGACTTGATCGGCCAGCAAGTCACGGTCCAGACGGACATGAGCGGCACGCGCAAGACCATCAGCCTGAACACGGTCATGCGCGACCCCTCCACCGGGCAGCAGATCATCGTCAACGACGTGGCATCCACGAAGGTGCGAGTCGCTCTGGAGGATGTGCCGTCCTCGCCGTCCTACAGGGCGCAGCAGTTCACCATGCTGTCCGAGGTCATGAAGGGCATGCCGCCGCAACTGCAAGCCGCCATCGCCCCGTACTGGATGGAGGCGTCCGACTTGCAGCAGCGCAAGCAGATGGCGAACGCGATCCGCAAGGCGCTCGGGCAACAGGTCGAACCCTCCTCCCCCGAGGAGGCGCAGGCCATGCAGCAGGCCATGCAAGAGCAGGAGGAGTTGAAGCAGTACAACAAGGCCATGGCAATCGCCGAACTCCAGAAGCGGCAGGCGGAGGTCAACAAGATCAACGCCGAGGCGGAGAAGATCAGGGCGGAGGCCGCGAGCAACCCCGATCTGGCAGGCCATCAAGCCGAGGCGCAGAAGGCCATCGCCGACGCACGCGAGGAGGCGAAGGAGCAGATCGACAGCATGACCGTCGAGATCATGACCCTGCGCAACTCCTCCGCCCTGCGTGAGCAGCAACTCCGCGAGCAGATGGCGAAGGTGCGCCAGCAGGCGGACACCGTGCTCACGAAGGCGGACACGGAGCGGGAGGTCGCCATGATCCAGAAGGAGATCGCCGAGATCGAGGCGGCGCGTGACGTGAAGGTCGCGCAACTGGAGAAGGACCGCAACGAGACGGCGCAGAAGATGATGGCGACGGTCGAGAAGAAGCTCGAAGCCCTCACCAAGCAGGTTCAACAATCGAAGAAGTCAGCCAAGGAGTAACCCATGAGCACCGAAGCGTTCGCCCCGAATCGGGGCTTTGTGGCACCCGCCGCGACCCCGGACTTTCAGGCGAGCATCGGCCTGACGGCATCGCCGCAGTACCTCGCCTTCCCATCGGGCATGCTGGCCGGTCCCGGCAGCACGGTGTACGTGTTCGCTGATGGCGGCTCCGGTCTGGCGTTCTGCTTCAGCACGGCGAACGTCCCGGCCCTCACCTACTCGAATGGCCTGCCAGTCCCGGCGAACTCGGTCCACTCGTTCCGTGTGCCGCAGGGGGCGACCGGCATCTCGGTCATCGGCCAGTCGGCATCCGGAACCTGCCGCCTCGTGCTTGGCGAGGGGATGTAAGCATGGCCCTGCGCGTTGGAGTGGGTCAGCCCGCGATCCCGCACATGAGCGACGGGCCGTATCCGGGGCTGATCGTCGATTGGCCCCTGAAGGAAAGCATCTTCCCGTCGTACCCCAAGTACACGGACATGGCCCCGTCCTTCAATCGCGGGTCCGCCGCCACGGTGACTGACTTCGAGGGGCGGATCGTGTATCCGCTCAGTAACGAGATGCGGTTCCGTGGGCAGAACCGCATCCAGAACTTCTGCACGCGGACGGAGAACTTCGCCTCGGCGAATTGGGCCTCAACCGCTTCCGGCACCGGCAGCGCCATGGTGAAGACCCCGAACTACACCACGGCACCGGACGGCACGAACACGGCATGCCGCATCCAACTCAACAAGGGTGCTGGCAATACCGGCTCAGACTACTCCGGCGTCATCAACGCTGGCATCTTCACTCGCCCGCTCGGGTCGAGGCAGATGAACTCTGTCTGGATCAAGAGCAACACCGGGGCGAATCAAAACCTTGCCATCGACAATTGGGCGGGCGGCACAACGAACATCGTTGCCACACCACAGTGGCGCAGGGTGTGGACCACGAACCGCAGCAAGACCACATCAAATCCGGGGCATTTCGTTCTGTGGACCGCAGGAGGGTTCGGCACGGATCAGGTGATCGATGTATCGATCTGGCACCCGATGACCGAGGAGGTCACGAACAAGGCGTGCTTCGCTCCGTCAGACTACATCAGCAACGGAGTGGTGTCCGGACCCTACTATCACGGGGCGTATGCCGATGGGGTCCAGTACCTCCGTTCGGTGAAGCAGTACACGTGCAACATGATTCTCCAGTCGGAGAACTTCAACACCGCCCCATACTCGAATCCGACCGAAGTGGTGAACATGCCGAACGAGGCTCCGCCTCCCGGCTTCGCCGCTGGCAGCGTGTACAAGTTCACCGAGGACAGCACGACGACGAAGCATCGGTGGTTCCACAACGCCATCACGGTGAATGTGGACGACGCCAAGAGCTACTCATGGTCCCTGTGGATGAAGGCGGGGACCATGACCACGGTGCAGATGTCGCTCATGGATGCCTCGTTCAGCCTCGGGTACGGCTTCGCCGTTGACGTGGACCTCATCGCTGGCACTGCCGTCGTTCATGCGGGGTCGAACGCTTCTGCTGCCGCGACCATGGTGTCGGGCGGCAATGGGTGGTGGCTCGTCACGACCTCGGTCACGTTCGTGTGCGACCCTCAGTCGCAGCAGTTGTGGGCGGGGGTGTACTGCCGCTCAAGCGGCTCTGGCGGCGCGTATACCGGAGACGGCAAGAGCTACTACCTGTTCACTGGAGCTTCGCTCAGGCCGAAGTCACTCGGCGTTTCCGATGCCTACGTGAAGACGACCGGCACCGCAGCGGGCTTCGCCGACGCTGGCACCTACGCATCCATCCCGCAAAGCCCTGCTACCGGGTATCTGGACGAGGGCACGAGGACGAACACCAACCGCAACAGCGCCATGCTCGGGGGTGTGGCAGGCTCTCCCGGCACTGTGCCGACAGGGTGGCAGGTATCTACCACGATGACGGGGGTGACTCGCACGCTGTCGTTCGGTGTCGAGAACGGCATGCCGTACATGGACATCCGCTTCAACGGCACGAATGCGGTAGCCGGGGCGGAGATTCGCATCTATCAGGACTTGGTGCAAAACGCCGCAGGCTCCAGTGAAATCTGGAACCAGTCCGTGTACACGAAGCAGGTTCTCGGGGTGAACCCCGGATGGGCCAATTGGGCGATCTACTCCGACAACTCGCTCACCGGCACCTACGTGTCCACGAACCAGCACTACTCCGGAGGAATGCCGAGCTCCGGAAGGTTGATCGACAACCGCATTGGCGGCAACATCACCACACCGGCAGCAGGCACGAATCAGATTGCGTCCCCGCTTCTGTATTGCAGCGGCATTCCTGCTGTGGCACTGGACTTCACGATCCGCGTCGGGCCTGCGCAACTCGAACAGGCGCTCACGATTGGCGGTGCATCGACGTGGATTCCAACGTCGGGGGCGACGGCCACTCGGAACCTCGACTCACTCTCGGCTCCGCACCCGAACTTCGATCCGAGTCAAGGGGCGTCGGCCATCGATTTTCAGGTGGACATCGCCGCGCCGAACTCGTACTTCGCTATCCAGTCCGGGTTCTCCGGCCTGTACAGCTTCATTGGTGGCAGCGGCGCTTTCAGCGCGTATGACTCGACGACGTTCTTTGGCGCGAGCGGCGCAAACATTGCCGCCAACACGCCGACGCGAGGAATGTTGACGTGGGGTTCCGGTGCTGGAGCGAATCTGTCACTCGTCACGAACGGGCGCGTCGGCGGCGTGAACCAGTCGTTCGATGGGTCGCTCGGTGTGACGGGTGGCAACCTGATGATCGGTGGCAACGGGTCGGCTGGAAACACCTTCGGCACGAAGTCGAACTTCAAGCTGTGGAGCCGCAACCCCGGATCGGGGGCGGCAGTCAAGGCGGTGTCCTGATGCAGCACTACTACCTCAAGACGGCAACCGATGAACTGGTCTTCACCGAGGACCAGTTCGACTCCGACAACGCGCCGCAGGTTGTCGTGAAGCGCAACGGCACATTCCGCTTGCGCGGAGCGGTGACCCTGCTGGAGACGAAGGGGTACTCCATCGACGGCGGAGTCACGAAGCTGACGAACAACGCCTACAAGAACCTGACCCCGGCGCAACTGGCGACCGTGGTTCCGTTCATCAACCCGAGGAAGGTTCGCCTTATCGATGCGCTGTACCTCGCAGGGTGGGATGGCGTAGCGCCCTACGTGGACGTGATCGTGAGCGCGGGGTATGACCCGTTCGCTGCGGTCATGACCGATTGCATCGACCCCATCACGCACGTCAATACGCCGATCCCCGTGGTTCCGGGCATCCCGTTCGCGGGGTGGCCCCAGACCGCAGCCAATCCGGCAGCGCCGATCCCGGAAGACCCATCCATCGACGTGTCCCGCAAGGCGAAGAAGGCCGCTCAAGATGCGTGGCGCGATGCGGCCAGAGTTCAAGCCACCCTCGGGATGGCGAGCTACGCGGCGTGGTTTGCTGCAAATCCGTTTCCAGCATGACTTGCGCGACGGATCGCGTGAGCGTAGAGTAAGTTCCAACGAGTGACTCACGATAAGGGTCCGAACACTCCCGTAAAGGTGAACTTCGCAACTTCCGAGCGATAGAGGAAAACATGACGACGCAAGCAGCCAGCAGCAACTTCGATCCGATGAACACCCCGACTGACCCCGACGCGCTCATGGCTCATGCCATGAAACTCGGGGAAATGATGGGTGAGGGTGATGTCTCCACGACCACGGTCGCGGACGGCGATGCCGATGCGAAAGCAGCAGCCGAGGCGCAAGCCAAGGCCGACGCCGACGCCAAGGCAGCGGCGGACGCGAAGGCCAAGGAAGAAGCCGACGCGAAAGCGGCAGCGGAAGCCAAGGAGGTCAAGGACGGTGGGACGCCCGCCACCGAGAAGGTCGATGGTGTACTGGCGAAGGATGGGAAGAATGTGATCCCGTTCTCTGTCTTGGAGGAGGCCCGTCAAAAGGCCGCTGACGAGCAGAAGGCGCACGCTGAGGCGCTGGAGAGGGCGACGAAGGCCGAACGCGAACTCGCAGAGATGCGGGCCACGCAGGCCCAAGTGGCTTCGTCCAAGCGCGTTGACGATCTGAAAGCCGAACTGGCGGAGATCGAGAAGGACATCGCCGACGCGAAAGCGTTGGAGGAGAAGGATGTCCCCGAGATCACCCGGCCCATGATGCGGACGCTGGAGCGCCAAAAGCGCGACATCGAAGACCGCATCAAGGCCGAAAGCGATGCCGCCGCCAAGCAGGCCGAGGACGCCAAGCGAGAAGCTCAGGAGCGCGAGGAACGGGACCGGGCGACCACGCTGGAGGCCGAACAGGCGAAGGCGAACGAGGCCGTCGAGGGAAATCCCACCCTTCGCTATTGGCGGGAGAAGAACCCCGCCATGTTCGATCTGGCTGCGGTGGAGGACGAGCGACTCCGTGGTGAGCGCAATGCGGAATACATGGCGATGAGCTATGCCGACCGCTTCGCGCACGTGGTCGCAGGCATGGAAAAGCGGTACGGCAAAGCCGAGATTCCTGCCGAGTTCCTCAAGCCCGCGTCGAGCGGCAAGGGGGAAACCAAAGAGACGGGCGGGATTAAGAGCATGACGCTCTCCGACCTTCCGGGCGGTGCCCCTCCGGCACAGGGCGATGCGCGTATCGAGAACATGAGCAACTTCGAGATCGGGCGTCACGTGAATCGACTCATGGACAAGGGCATCCTCGATCCGATGGCCCTCGTTCACGCGCTGGATCAACCTGTATCGGTCTAGTCTTCGCTGCTGGACAGCCCCTTGGGTGCTGAAAAGCAAAACCTTCAACCTCAAGGAGTCTGAACCATGTCAACCACTTCCGTACCGGCAGGGTCGGTACTTGCAGTCAAGCAGTTCTCGGTCGCGCTGTTCACCTACAACCTCCGTGCGGCCACCCTCGGCAACAACCTCACCGGCCCCGCGCCGCAGCAGAGCGAAGTCGAATCCAAGCTGAAGGGCCAGACCGCCCCGGACTACCCCGTGGTCCGCGTCACCGACCTGTCCAAGACGGTCGGCGATCAGGTGTCCATGGACCTGTTCAACACGATCACCGGCTTCCCGCTGGTGGGCGACGTGAACGCCGAAGGCAAGGGCGACAAGCTCACGTGGTCCAGCATGAACGCACGTATCGATCTGCTTTCCAAGGCAATCGACGCGGGCGGCGCGATGGCGCAGCAGCGCACCAAGACGCAACTGCGCGGCATCGCCATGGCGAACCTGATGGGCTACTTCCCCCGTCTCGACACGCAGCAGATGCTCGTGGCGCTGGCCGGTGGTCGCGGCACGCAGGCGGGCATGGATTGGGTGGTGCCACTCCAGTTCACGACCAACACCGGCACGACCGCGAACACGCAGTTCTCGGACGTGATGGTGAACGCGGTGCAGGCTCCGACCTACAACCGCCACTACGTCGTGTCCGGTTCCAGCTTCGTGCAGGGCGGTCTGCAACTCGGCTCGATCACCGCTTCGGACACCCTGAAGCTGTCGCATCTGGACGAACTGCGCCGCATCATCGACCTGATGGACCTGCCGCTCCAGCCGATCAAGATCGTGGACGACCCCGCCGCGAACGACGAGCCGCTCTACCTGCTGCTCGTTTCGCCCTCGGCGTACTCGGCGCTGATCACCGACGCGACCGCCAACAACAACCTGCGTGCGTTCCAGCAGTACGCATGGCAGCGGGCGCAGTACGGCAGCAAGTCGCCGCTGTTCCGTGGCGAGGTTGGGATGTGGAACGGCATCCTCGTGAAGAAGATCAACCGCTCGATCCGCTGGGTGGCGTCCGAGAACACGAAGGTCGTTCTGGTCGCCAACCGCTACACGGCCACCGAGTCCAATCAGGCCATCAACGCCGGTCTGGCGGCAACGTCGTGCGTCGAACGCTCCCTGCTTCTGGGCGCGCAGGCTCTCGCCAACGTCTACGGGAAGTCGCAGGGTTCGGACTTCTACGCCGACTACCGCGAGCGGACCTACAACTTCGACCGCAACTTCGAGGCGCTCGGCCAGATGATGAACGGCAAGGCGAAGGTCCGGTTCGGCGTGCCGGACGGCAACGGCAACACGGAGCCGACCGATCTCGGCGTGTTCGTGATCGACTCGGCGGCGAAGGTCTGATCGACCGGAGCCAATGATGGGAGGGGCTTCGGCCCCTTTTATCACACCAACCTTCAGGACAACCTTCAGGAGTCACTCAAATGGCAACCTATTCCGCACTGGACCTCATCCGCCGCGCCTCGCACATCGGCGAGTTCGGCGATGCCACCCTGCCGCACGGTGAAGTCACCCCCACCGCCAACGTCGTCACCGGCGATCTGCTCCGCGTCCTCCGCATCCCTGCGGGCTTCCGCATGTACGCCCTGCTGCTGTCGTGGGCCTCGCAGGGCGCGACCGCACCGTGCGATTGGGGTTACACCCCAATGGACACGAACGAAGGCTCGCTGGCCGCTGCGCCCACGGCTTTCACGTCGGCCCTCGCCATGGCGAGCGCGAACGTGGCAACGTGGCTCGCCGGTTTCAACGAGATCAAGTTCGAGCAGGACGCCTTCCTGCTCGGCACGTTCGGCACGGTCGTGACCGGCGCTGCCGGTGTCGTGCGCGCCACGTGCTTCGGCGTCAGCGAAGGCGTTCGCTAGAAGTACCGTACCACCGTAGAGCCTTGTAGCACCCTCCAAAACCCCGTGGGCCACGTGCTCACGGGGTTGGAGACTCACAATTCGGGAGCACCACATGAGCGCAAAGAAGCGCGCCGCACCCAAGAAGGGGGCGACGCCCAAACAACCTCGGGTGGTCAAGCCCGCCGCCCCTGCCATTCAGGGAGCGGACCTGATCCCCGTCCGGTACATCGCCAGCAAGGCGAACCCGGAGACCGACGTGGTGATGAAGCTGGACTGGACGAACGGCGTCGTCCGCAGCCTGCCGCGTGCCGTTGCGGAGCAACTCGTCTGGTGGTCCGACACGTGGGCCGATGCCCGCGATCCCGAGGAGGCCGCGAAGGCTCCTCTCGTCGCCCGCGAGTGGAAGCCGACCTTCCAGCAGGACGAGATCGACAAGCTGCCGGTCCTCATGCCGCTGCAATCCATGGACGCCAAGGCGCTCCAGCAGTATTCGGTCATGAGCTTCAACGAGCATCTCCCCGACAACATGCCGGTGGAGACCATGCGCACGGAGATCATGCGCTTCATGACGAGGCCCATGTAGCATGAGCACGATGCAGGATGTGGTGAACCTTGCGCGGTCGCCCCTGAACGACGACGGCGACGGGGTGGACGCCAATCGGCGCTACCCGGACGCCACCCTGCTGCGCTACGCCGTCTCCGGCCTGATGGACCTGTTGCTCCACCGGAGCGACTTGTTCATCGGGCAGTTCCTCACGCCGCCGTCGTTCTCGTCCTACACGTTGACGACCGCATTCCCAATCGATGAGTCCTACATGCAAGTCCTCGCGGACTGGTGTACCTACCGCGCAGAGATGATGGACGACGAGAACGTGGACGGCGGTCGCGCCATGTCGTTCTCGACGTTCTACGGTCGCATGAGCGGAGGATAGGATGCAGAAGTATTTCAACAACATCGCCTCGAAGGTCACTGGCCTCCCGCTCTCCGGGGCGTCAGTGCAAGTCAACGTCCTCGGCGGTGGCGCTGCGACGATCTACTCCGACAACGGAGTCACTCCTCGCGCCAATCCGATCACGACTGATTCAGCGGGCTACTTCGAGTTCTACGCGGCGGATGGCCGCTACTCGATTGTGATCAGCGGGACTGGCTTCACCGCGATCACGATCAGCGACATCCTGCTGGAAGACCCCGCTGACGCGGACGCATTCAACGTCTCGACGCTGACCGCTGCCGCGATCACGCTGAACGGCAATCTGAACTTGAGCGGTTCGGCACGCAGGATCACTGGCGACTTCACGAGCCAGAACTCGTCGCTCACCGGGGCGTGGGTGCAGACCTCGACGGCGAACTCATCGACCATCCTGCAAGTCGCCCCGAGTGGATCGGGGGCCAATGCAAACCTGAGCTTGCACACCAGTAGCACGCCGGAGAGCGTGAGTTCCACGAACGGTGTCCTCAACGCAAATACCAGCGGCTTCGACATCAACTCGCGGTATCTGGTCAATGGCTCGGCTCAGGACGGCTCATCGAACACCGGGTTCGTGCCGATCAACATCAAGTTCTCATCTCACGTCGCTGGCATCTTCAGCAAGAACGGGGATGTGCAACTCGGCATGGCGTATGGCGTCGCCGTCCCGGCCCTGAAGCTCGTCGGCCTTTCGAGTGCCGCTCGCGGCTTCACGATGACCGGCTCCATTGCTGGCGACTCGATGCTCGGCACCACGGCTGGCAACATCAACTTCGGCCCCGGTGGCGGCGTGGTGAAGGCTGGCGTGGACTCGAACGGTCTGGTCGTCTACAGCGGCACGGACCCGACGAACGCGAACGTGCTGTCGATCCAGAGCGTCGTTGCTATCGGGCACGAGTTCGTCGGCACGAAGACTGGGACCGGCGTTGACAACATGCCGTACTACTTCCTGCACAAAACAGGCGGCAATCCATCACTTACGCTCACCCCATCTGCGATCCCTTACAACGGCGTCACGATCGCCGCCGCCGATACAGGGAACGATGTTTCTATCGGCGCAAGCGGTGTGGATACGAACGTCAACCTTCGGTTTTACTCGAAGGGCAATCGGAACATCCATTTCCTCACAAACGGGAACGCATCTCTCGAAGCCACCGTTGCCCCCACTGCTGGTAATGCGGCACGCTACTTGATCATCGGCGGAGCCGGTGCTGGCGGCATGCCTTACGTCACCACGAGCGGCGGCGCTCTGAAGTTGGGATCGAGCCTCAATGGCGAAGTGAACATAGGTGCCGACTCTGGTGGCACGAACCTGTACGTCGCCAACGCTGGTGGAGGGACTCAGGTCAACTACCCAGTCATTCAGGGATCGATTGCGACTGGCGCTCCAGCCATGTACATGGCGGGCACCGACACGAACATCAGCTTCCAGATGATGTCGAAAGGCTCTGGTGCCCTGATCTTCACGACCAACGTGGCGGCTCCGGCGCAGCAATTCCAAGTAACTCACGTCGCATCGACTGACGGCGTTCTCTCGGCGAGCGGTGGCAACTCGTCCGTGAACGCGAAGCTGTCCGTGGCTGGCACCGTGCGCAACCTTGTGCTCGGTGGCGGCGTTGCCCTATCCACGAGCGCGACTGACGGTTACATCATGATCCCATCGTGCGCTGGTGCGCCGACCGGGGTGCCTCGCAACAACGCTGCTGGTCAGATCGCCATGCACTACGACTCGACCAATAACCGCATCTACTTCTACAATGGAGCGTGGCGGTCAGTGGTCGTCGCCTAATCAACCTGAAGGAGTAACTCTCATGGCATTTGCAAAGACGGTGCCCACGTCATACAACGTGGACGCCAACTACCATAAGATCACCGAGGCCCACATCGACTACACGAACGGGAACATCCGTGTCGTGGTGGCCGGGTGGAAGAATCGCGCCGACCGCAACAACAACGTGACGCCGCTGTGCGCGAACGTCATGGTCATCGACGGGGCGGACTACGTGTTCACCGGCAACGAGCCGAGCCGTGCGGAAATCTACGGCAAGCTCAAGTCCATCGTGAAGCAGATTCAGGGTCCGGTGGGTCCGATCAACGTGCCCTCGATGTGGGCGGATGCGGTGGACGACTGACATGGCCTTCAACCTCGCCAACCTCCACGAGTCCGACGTGCGCCTCATCGGACTGGCCCTCGCGCAGATGCAGGAACGCTGCGCGAACCTTGTCGCCGAGATTCAGGCTCAGGTCAACCAGCAGCTTCCGCCGCCGCCCCCGGTGACTGGCGAGCAGATCAAGGTTGACCAGACGCCTGCGGCGTAACCACGGAGCGCAGCATGACGATTTTCGTAGGCACTTCCGGGACGGCGATTACCTCGTGGTACGACGAGGTTCTTCCGTTCGTCAACGGACTTGGGCCGGGGCCGTTCGTGCTGCGCTCCATCATGGCCGCTATCATCGAGTATTGCGAGAAGACCAAGGTGCTCCAGATGGCGCACCCCGCCATGGACATAGTGGCGAACCAACCGACGTACACGTTCAATCCATCGACCGACTTGCTCGTCGTGTCGCCGATGCAAGTGTGGGTCAATGGCGTGCAGATTTACGAGCACGACGAGCAGTGGTTCGACGACAACTGCTACGGCTGGCGTACCACTCCGAGTGACCCCGCGTCCGGCTTCTACTGCCCGGACGAGAACAACATCCAGATCGTCCCGACCCCCGCCTCCAGCTACACGGGCGGGCTGACGATGAACGTCGCGGTCAAGCCGAAGGCGAACTCGACCTCGGTGGACTCGAAGCTCTGGGATCACCAGTATCACCGCCTCGCCATCGCTTCAGGGGCGATGGCTTATTGCATGGCCGCGAACGGGTTCCCGTGGTCCGACAAGGCGGGTGCCGAGAAGCGTCGTAGCGAGTTCGAGGGCCAGATGGGTGGCACGAGTGCTCTGGTGGCGAAGGGAAGGACGCGCAACCCGCTGCGATCCTCGACTGTTCATGGGGTGAGGTAATGGGACGCAAATGGGCTGACAACTTCGTAACGAACCTCGCCGGGTCACTCGTACCTGCGACGACCACGCTCTCGGTGACGAGCGGCACCGGCACGTATGCGCCAGCCGTGACCGGAAAGGGTGCTGCTGGTTCCGCCATCGAGTACCTCGTGCTCACGCTGGAGGACTCCGCAGGGAACATCGAGAAGATCAGGTGCGAGGCCCATGCCGCTGGCTCTGACACGTTCGGCTCCGGGCCGTACCCGCTGATCCGTGGCTACGACGGCACCACGGCTGGCACGTGGACCGCTGGAACGTCGATGATGGTCGAGGTCCGGGTGGACAAGTCGTTCCTGCAAGACGCCTCGGATCGCCTGCTGGCCGCTGATCCTGCTGTCGAGTTCGGGCGCAAGGACTTCTCCACGTCTGGCCTGAACTTCGCCTACTACGGCGGTCAGGTGTGGGTTGATGGCGTGCTCACGACCATTGCCGATGGATCGGTCGCGCTGACCGCATCGCAGACCAACTACGTCGAGCGTAGCGCGGCTGGTGCCGTCTCCTCGAACACGACCGGCTTCACCGCTGGCCGCATCCCGATGTACGAGATTGCGACCAACACGACCGACATCACGTCGATTCAGGAGCGTCGGACCAACTCCCCACCGCAGTATGGTCGCGCCGTCCACGCCCTGACTGGCGGCGAGATCGCCGCGTTCACTGCGAGCGCCTCAGCCGCAGAGGCCCGCTGCGGGATCATCGAGGTCACTGGTGCGCTGACCGGGAACACGACCTTCATCCTACCGCAAGTCAACGGCGTGTTCGTGGTGAAGAACGGGACCAGCGGCGCGTTCTCCCTCACGTTCAAGGCATCGAGTGGCGCTGGCATCGCAGTCACTCAAGGCAAGACCCAAGTTATCTATTGGGACGGGACGAACTACGTCAAGGCGCTGGCCGACGCGGAGCCGGTCGATCCAACCATCGCACGCACTGGACAGGTCAACACGTTCACGAAGGCGCAGATCGGCGCTGTCGTTGCGCTGACGGATGCCGCGACCGTCGCGCTCGATCTCTCGCTGTCGAACAACTTCTCCCTCACCATCGGCGGGAACCGCACCCTCGGCAACCCGACCAATGCTGTCCCCGGTCAGAGCGGGACCATCGCTGTGACGCAGGATGGAACCGGCAGCAGGACTCTTGGGTACGCGGGCAACTACAAGTTCGCCTCCGGTTCCGCCCCGGTCCTCAGCACTGGTGCCGCAGCAGTGGACTTGCTCGCCTACTACGTCATCTCGCCGACGCAGATTTACATCTCCGCCGCGAAGGACATCCGGTAATGCTGGTTCCCGGCGCTGCCCATGCCGTACTCCTGACGCTCAACCCATTCATCATTGCGTCGGGCGGGACGATCACGTTCGACGGCAACTTCAAGGTCCACACCTTCACGAGTGGTGGCACTCTTGCCATCACGAACTCTCCTCCCGGAGCCACCTATGACTACCTGATCGTCGGCAGTGGTGGCGGTGGTGGGCAGGGCGCAGCCGGTGGCGGTGGTGGCGGTGGTGGCGTGAGGACCGGAACTGCCGCAGCCCCTCTCGCCGGGAATTACCCCGTCGTCGTCGGTGCCGCAGTCTCGTACCAGACCAACGGGCAGCAGTCCTCATTCAACGGCACCATCGCCCTCGGCGGCGGTTATGGCGGATACTTCTACGGCGGACTTGGCCCATCTTCAGGAGGCTCTGGTGGCGGTGGTGAAGCGGGGTACAGGTCCATCGACAACTCTGCCGCGTATTCAGGCCACTCAGGTGCTTCTGGAAGCGCAGGGCAAGGTAACGCTGGTGGCAACGGCTTCTCTGACCCGTTCGTCTGGACTTACTCTGGATCGGCTGGTGGTGGCGGTGGCGCTGGATTGGCTGGTGGTGCTGGCACGTACAGCAGCAACACGGTGGTGTACCCCGGTAACGGTGGCAATGGAGTCCTGAGTTCAA